CCCATCGCCATAGGCCGTCGGAGAAATACCTGACGTATTGGCGAAAAGTTCACGTGCTCCTAAATCCATAGCTGCCGGGAAGAAGAACGATCCGTCATCGATCAGTAGCTTCATAAGGTCGCGCCCTTTGACGGTGATATTAGAAATAGACCCCTGGGCGTCGGTCGAAATACTCACCGTATCGACCAACCCAATCATGTCCCAAACGTCACCATGTAAGGTAGGCTCTCCGGTCTTGTTGTTGAGGTCATCGTTGATCTCCTCGACGGTCTTTTCGAACCGCAAGAAAATAACGTCATTTGGCGATATAAGCCAGTTGAAATAGTCATAATCACCGCGCGATACGTCGTCGGCAAATGTAGTCTTGTAGTACGACTTATCCTCGATGTCGGCCGAATATACTGTATCAGTTAAAGTTCCCTCAGTGCCGCGAATCACCTTTTCGATAGCGACGTGCGGTAGGCTGAAGGTGAAATTGCCACCGTTCTTGCTGTTGTTAACAGTCATAGCGCCAATAAAGCGGGAAATGTCCAGCACCGCTGAAGACCGTTTGGTTCTGTTTTTATTCAGAAAGTCTAAAGCCTTGAACCACCCACACACACGAATGTTAGGGGCCATTTTGCGATAGTCCTTCGTTACGACGTTACCTTCGCTCCGGAAACCGTTAGAGTCCGTTATTTCGAGCAGCCGTTCGTCAGCCCACTTTGTGTAGTCGGTGACGTTGGCCTTGACGTTGCTGACGTAGATGACATTCTCTTGCCGGACGTTGGTATAGTAGACTCGTATTTTGGCGAACCGCGGTAAGGGCATCGTTGGGTCCAACTTGTCGGCTGTGAGCGTATCTGACGGCCCGGTCATACCATGCTGGACCATGTAAGCGCACTTGTCTATCCATGACATGGCGGCGAATATATTCTCGCGGTTATCGTCGAATAGCTTTTCCGGCGTTATATCGTCGATGTGATAGAAGGCGATGAAGTCTTCCATCGTAACCACGCTCTTCTGGTCGTGGATTATATCAATGTATCCCTTAACTTTTACCATCACGATCCGGGGTGAACCTCGTTTTCTTCGACATTATATCCTGCCACGGCACTACCCAATTGAGTGCTGAACTCTTCAGCGGCACTGATGACCTTGCCAATGGCGGTACGGAACTGTGAATAGTCGGTGACGTTTTGGAGTATTCCAGCGTGAGCTGCTCCGGCCCCTTCGCTCATCGCTTGACGTGACTGCCTGAATGCCTGAACGGTTTTACCAGTAGCCAGGCCGGGGATGGTCTGCGCCAACTCTTCGTAACTGAGATTTGGTAATATACCACGGATGATGTTCATGAACGCCATATTACCAAACAGAGCGTCCATATTGCCACGATCGCTTTCCTTGACGCCAGCCATATCAGCCACGCGGCGTATGACCATTGAATTGATCTGGGTTTCATTGAGGCCAAAACTCTGCGGATTGCTCATGACGTATTGCAACTGGAAATTGTTCATCTTATCCAACCCAAATTCAGCGCCATATTCACGCAGGGCATCAAACGAGATAGCCTGCATATTCTCGCTTTGGGGATTCCCCAAGGCAGCGTCAAGTTTGGCAATAACGTCACCTATTCTGCCGTCTTGTATGAACCGCGGGTCCATGGCGGCGGAATATGCCGCTTGCGTAGCGTTGGCCACGTTGTAGTCGGGGCGGTTGTAGACGGAGTAATATCGCCCCATCAACTGCTGTTGAATGTCAAAGCGCTCCTGCATCCGTATGTACCCCAAATCGCCGCCGATACCGGTATTAACGCCCTGGTCGTTGAGGCGTTCGAGTTCGTAAGCCAAACGCGCTATCGCTTCATTAGACTCTGCGCCGTAACGGTCGTAACGCGACGCGCTGGCGATAGAACCATCGCGAAGGTTAAACTGGCTTTCATTGGCGTAGCTGTAGAACGTCCTGTTTTCCCAGTTGGCTAAAACTCCAGAAGTCGTCATAAGAGCCAACGCCCGGTTCATGAATTCAGCGTCTTCTAAGCCTAACTGCCGACGAGTTATCTCCTCGCCGTAATATCCGTTGGTTCGGGCGTTGATGACGGTAGCGGTGGCGTTACGCAAGGCAGCGTTGCCGGTGTTGCCGTTCCAAATACCGCGGACTGACGCGATGTCGCTCATGGACTCAATGCGATCGACTGTCTTGACAATAGTTTGCCCCACGGCAGCCACAATGGCTCCGACGATGATTCCTACCAGCGGTACACCAGCCAAAGCGGCACCAAGGCCGACTGCTCCAATACCTACACCCGTCATACTGCCGCTGGCGGCTGAGGTTATCATGCCGGCGCCAGATGTAGCCAAACGGGCATTTGTTACACTCTCGAAGATATCACCGTTGCCGGCAGCGGATTGACGCTGATCGAATTCCTGTAAACGCTTTCGGGCCGCAATGTAATCATCCTGCGATACGGCGCGTTCCATATCATCGGTAAGTTCCTTGCGCTGAAGACGCAATTTACTGATATAGCTATCTTCGCCGCCAGACGACTTCTCGCGACTCTCATTTCGTAACGCCTCAGCAACGCTCCGCAATGCGTCCGTCATTTCGCGTTCGACGGATAGACGCTCAGTTTCCTCTTCCGAAGCTAAACGCTCGTCAATTCCCCCAAAATCTGCGTCAATTTGCTGACGGCGTGGGTTGTACCAGCGGTCGAGGTCTTGAGAGACGGTAGTCCCCAGCGGTACTTGATTTCCATCAGGGTTCCAAAGTTGGCCGCGGGCGTCGAAAGAATAACGTGCTGCGCGGGCTTCACGTTCGGCGTCCAACTTGCTGACCTCGTCAGACCACTTGGTATAGTTTTGCTCGCGGGTGAGGTCAAAACGGCTGCGAATTTCTTCCTGGCGTTGGGTAACGATACTGCGGCCGACGTCATTCAGGTAGCCTTTGAAACCGCTTTCGCCAACGCCAGGGCCGTTACCCCGAGCGAGGGCGTTGCGTATTTCGGTCACCAGTTCTGATACTGACGCTGTTAACCGCGCGTCGTCACCCACTCCTTCGGCCCCTGGAGTAGGCGAAGGAGGAGTGCCAGAACCGCCGGAGCCGTTTCCGTTGATATTAACCGTTATGTCCCTTTCGGCCATTGTTATTAACGTTAAAAGTCATCCAAGTTGATACTATCGTAGTCCCTGTCGATTTCTTCCTGACTCAGTTTCACTAACCGCGGATCGTAGTTATCTCCCATGGTTTCGCGTTCTTGTTTTTCAAGAGCCAGGCGACGCAAGAACACCTCTTCGCGGTACTCGCGTAACTGGTCAAAGAAACTGATTTCGCGGTGCTGCGGCGATCCCCACGCCACGCCGTATTTCCTTCGCCACCAAAGGTCGATCGGGAACCGCCTAATCCAACGGCCGACGTTATCGTCGGCGAGGTCGTTAAGCGTCTTTTCCGCCGTCATCGTTGAGAGACGGCTGGGCACTTCCTGCCTCATACAGTTTCGACATCAACGAGTTGTACCACGGCGCGATTTGATGCTTGTACCAAGCCGTCAATTCCGACGCCAGCGCCGAATCGACGCTCATCAGCGATTGTCCTTCGGGTATGTTCAGCATGTTGCGGACGGCCTTGAGTTTGATCTCGATGAAGGACATGGCGTCGATAACGTCCACGGCATAAATCATACTCTTCACGCCGCTGGCCAGCATCACGCCGTACCGTCCGCCGGAGTACGCGGTTTTGAGGTTCTCGATGTCGATCATCTCGCCGACATTAGGGAACTTGACGTTGAGTTTCGTTCCACGGAACTCGACTACTTTCACCTCGGAAAGTTGCTGTACATAATCTTTCATTTTCGCACTATTTTGTTTAACAATAAAGAGAGCACCACGGACGTTCCGCAGTACTCTCTTTATACTTGGTGTTGTTGAGCAACCTGCGGTTACTCGCTGATACCGTCAAAGAGGATCGGGGTGGTGTATTCGAATTCAGTGTCGCGGCCTGAAATCTGCCCCTCCTGGATGTCGAAGCCCTCACGGGTTACGAACGCCCCCTTCACCAGCGCAAAGGTCTCATAGGTGGCCTTTACAAGCCCCGTTTCAGGATCAATTTCACCGTCCTTAACCTTACGCTGGATAGCGAATTCGAGGCCCTCTTCCTGCAGCAGAATGGCATTTGCCCACTCCTCGACGCTGGTAGTCTGACGGAAGGTTCCTTTCTTGACGACGTTGGCCAGGCGGTTGAAGTTGATGGAATACGAGCTGCAACTCAGCGATCCGCTCCATTCCACCGCCGGAACCTCGCTTGGAGTAAGGCTCCCGAGGCCCACTACACGCCCACGGCGGATATTCTCCGTCACACGAACGTTTTTCATCTTACCGACGGCAACGCTGTTGATGCGGATAATCGCCAGCGGTGCGGTCATTACTCTTTTGTTTGACATATCGCGCTCCTTTCTTTAATTACGAGTTGAATGTATAGTCGAGCATGTTGCCGATGAAGAAGGTCTTGTTCACGGGCACGTTAGGTACAAAGTCGTATGTTACCTTGTAGTCACCGTTCTTGGCCGATACCTTCACGTTCTTCCATGAGATAATGAGGTTGTCAGCCCCGACGGCTGCTACCAGCGACGTGAGTTTGGTCTCGGTAAAGTCCTTGACGGTGTTAGGCGAAGCCTGTGCTGCGGTATTACCCGTGAAGCGCGTTTGGGCGTCAAGGATCAGTTCCTTGTTCAGCTGAGCCTTGATAAGCGCGATCGACAGTTCGAACGTTTGACCATCCTCGGCAATGGTTTGCTTGTTATTCTGAAGCGACGTGATACCCTGGTTGACGCGGTAATAGCCCGACACCTCGCGGACGTGCATGATACCAGCCTGTAGAGCCTTAACGCGCTCGCTGAACGTGAGGTCGTAGGCGTAGGCGTCGTATCCCACGCGCTTGAACGTCAACGGCGTCTGAGCAGCCAAGCCGGCATTCAATCCCATAATCGCAGCGGCCAGGTAAATCGACGGCAGGTTCTTGGTGCCGTTGCCATCCTTGCGGGCAACGGTCGGTGAGCCGTGGACGATAATGACCTTCTCATCGTTGTAGTGAACGGCCAGTGCCTGCGACGTTTGGGTGATAGTGTTGGTGGTAAGCAGGTCGGTCTTGCCTTCGCCGCCAGCAACGAACATAAACTCGTCGAATTTGGCGTCGTTTTTCAGAAAGGTGAACAGTTTACCGTTCGACGAAGCCTTGGTGCCGTTGACGACGCCATAGTCCGCGCACAGGAAGAACGTTACCTCCAGTTCACGGATGGCCTCAAGCACGTCGGGATAGTATTCGTTTTCACCTTTCGAGCCCGTGTAAGCCGTCGAGCCTCCAGCAAACGCCGTCGGTTCCATGACCTCAACAGCCGTCGTGCCTACAAAGCCCGCGCCCTTCGACGGACGGAAATTAGCCATAACCATCGACGACGTGATGAGCCAGTTGTAAAGTTCGTCGTAAGTGGCGATTTCACCCGACTGAGCGATCATCTCGCCGTATGCCTGGGCAAACGTGTAGGTTCCGTAAGGCTCGCCGGCAGCGTCCGTACCGCGATAGTTACCGCGATAGATAGTAGCGATAAATCTCGACGTGTCGTCAACGCCTGCCTTAATGGCCAGTGCATAACCCACCTTGAGGTTTTCCAGCGTACCGTTCGACAGTTCACTCATATCGCCGTCGTTAATGCCGTTACCAACCGCGCCTTCGTTCAAACACGTCAGTACGATCGAGTTCGTGCCCGTTCCGATAGTCAGCGCAGCAGGCGTGGTTTTGGCAGCACGCGTGTAATACAGCCGCGGTGCCCCCAGCGACCCGTCAATCGGCGTAAAGATCTTCTCAGCCAGGTCGGTGATCATACCGCCACCCATGAAGTCGGAGAAGTCTTCGAAATTTTCGAAACTGTAAATGGCCTTGCGCCCAGAAGCGTCAACGCCGGCAATACCTGCACCGCCAGCGAACTCATACGTCGCATCGCCTACCTTCTCCTGCGAGAGCCCTGTGTCGATAATCATCACGCGGCCAAACGAAGCCACGTTGACTACCGAGGTAGGCTGGTAGACAGTGATCGCGTACGAACCCGGCTCGACATAGGTCTTGCCATTCATAGTTACCACAGTACTCATAATGTTATATGTTTAGAAAAGTTTTGGTTATTCTTTGTTACCTGCGCCGGGAACAACATATTTGCCACTCACCGGGTCGCAAATGTTATAATTGTAGCTGATGCCCTTCAACACCATGGAACGCAATCTTGTTGGAACTACAACCTCGTACTTGAACGCCAGCGTGAGAGCCTTGTGGAATATCGACGGCGGTACGATGTCCTGCTGCATAATGATATCACCACCCGACACACGCGGTATGCGCAACCCCACCAAATCGAGGTTAGGAGCGTACATCAACAACATGGCCTTCAATACGTGATAGGCTATCATGGTTTCGCTTGAGTTATCCGACGTGATCAGGATTTGATACTGCGCGTCCATCCACTGCGAGTACATAAACTGATTAGCATCGGCGTCCCATTCCTGTCCTTCGCCCAACGGTGAATTGGAGGCTTGCTCGCCGGGCAAAATGATATGGACGGCCAGGGCGGTTGTTACCTGCATATTATAGCCCAAATGGACCTCCAAATTCGCTGGATTAGAGAATATCTTCACCGCCTGCCGGAAATAATTGTAGGCGTTCATGTGAATAGGCTGGTCGTCCTCGTTAACGCCCAACAACTGGTATAGGATGGTTTGCTTTACGTCTTGAGGGAGGGTGAGTTCGATGTCGTCACGGATCGTCTTCACCATGGCGTTCAACGCACGGGCGATTATCACCTCAGGCAATATGATGGCGTCTACTTTCATAGGCTTTCAATGAAATTAACCGATTCGTTGTGTACGATAGTTTCAACATCAGTTTGGTCAAGAGCCTTGTCGGCAAACCGACGCGCTGTAAGGCCTGGGAATATCCAACTCAGCGGGTCGGAATTCTTCGACGCCCGTCGGAATGAAACATAGGTGTTCTGAGTAGTGCGGGCATACACACCAGTTTGCTTGGTAATACCTTCGTAAATGGAGTGTTTGTGGATATAGGCCGCATAGGCTTTTGAACGATCAGTAGCGGCGATAGCCCGGCGCTCGGACGGAATGTTGTACGGCGTAGGAATCTGTGAAGCGCGCAGCCGCTGTCCGGTAACGAACGTGCGCACCACATCATACACCTCTTGCGGCATTTCGCCAGAGAACCCTGCTTGACCAACCGTACCAGGCGTACCGTGACGGAACGGAACAGTCAAGTACCAATCACCGCCAGGCTTCAGTACCGTACCATCTTTGCGTAGTACAGGCACGGTGTGGCGGGCACGCGATGACCGCTGGAAATACTCCTTCTGGTCAAAAGGGGTTGCCCCGGCCTCCAGCATCACTGGTAGTTCCCCCGTCAGGACGATCGACTTGGCAAAGCGGCCGCGGTCGATAATGTTGAGATTTTGGAGGTATTCGGGGCGTGTTGAGTTAAGACCCTGTTTGGCTAACGCTTCCCAATTGGCGTAGACGGCAGCAGTGACGGCCTGGACACAGCGTTCCGTAAGGTCGTCTATCTGGGCTTGGCTCAGTCCAAACTGCTCCCCCAAGCCGCTAACGTCTATGTTGATGGGGCGTGGCATCACTTAACGGTGTTATTGTAAGGCACATCGCCGTACCGCATCGGCGGGAAGACATATTCTGCCTTGCGTCCAACGACCTTCACCGGCATAGCCGTGAGTGCTTCACGCCGGGCGGCGCAGGGCTTTCCTTCACGTACTTGCATGAGTTCACGGTCAACGTCGATAATGTGGTACACAGGATAGTGCTTGTAGCGAATAGAAACGGTCAAATTGCCGGACTTTGCGTTAGGGTCGTTACTTTCTACCTGATGGATGAGTTCCTTGTTGAAAATGACCCTATTTTTGTCCAGCTGATAGTCAGCCGTAGTGAGCGGCCGAAGCGGTTCGCCGTCAGCCACGTGAAGGAAGATGTCAGTAACCTCCAGCGGCTCGTACACCGGATAGGCGAACAACTGGTTGCGATAGATAGTCGGACGCAGTATTTCAGAGAAATATCCCTCCAGGTCCAGCAACACCACACGATCCATAAAGCCCATACGGTCAACGGCACGAGCCGTAATGGCTGCTGTACCGATGTTGAGTTCACTCCACTCTTCGTACTTGCGGCGGTTGCTCATGGTTTGGGCTATGAGGCGTGTTTCACGCCTGTTGACGAAAAACCATCCGCGTCCGTAGCAGTTTTGACACGTCGAAGAGGCCTGACCACTGGTCTTGTCCACACACGGGCAACGCATAGCGCGGTCGATGTAGGCATCATATCCTTGGTCGTAGATAAGGCGTTCGAAACGTCCAACGTCCCAACCCACGGCCGGACGCCCCGGTTGCGCGGGGGTCAGGCTTACGGGCGGAGTTTCTACAATTGAGGCACTCAGTATGGGTTGTTTCTTGGCCATTATAATACGTCAAACGCGATACCGCGGTACTGGTTTTTGAGGTTCGGTAATTGTTGATTCAGTTCGTCAAGGTATTGTTTGATGCGGCCACCGAACAGGCCGCCCTGTGCCGAACGTGTCAACGGCGTGTTTTGCGACACACCGTCCAGCGAAATACTCACTGACGACATGCCCACGCCGTATAGTACATCACCCAAAACCGCCAGGACGTTCAGCGACGCCAACTTGGAGATAAAATCCAACAAGTCGGCGGGAATTTCGTCCCAGCCAGTTACGTATTTCAGCCGCCAGTAGTTGGGTATGTACTTTTGACCAAACCACCCCAAGTTCGGTGCAATGCCGTTATACACGTACGAATTCTGCGTCATGATGGCCCCTTTTCCGCTGCCGGAGTTGGGGATCAACGAGATGTTACGGTAAACGGCCACCGAAGCTATTTTCTTGATAGAAAGCCACTCGGCGGGATAGCGGGTCTGCATTACAGAGTTAATGAACCCGCAAAGCGACTTGATACAAACAACAGGGTACATCGCGCGAACGAAGCCCCAGTTGTTCCACTCTTCGCGAATGTAATCGCGGCTTTCCTCGATAACCTGCTTTTTGAGTTTTACCGAAAGCAGGTTTTCAACCTTGGTCTGTGCAACCCGGATCTGAGTCTTAATTGAAGACTCTGAAACACGCTGGCCGTCGGGCGAGCACATCGGAATGCCAAAAAGGTAGTTTTCAGTCAACTCCGAAGGGCTGATCACGAGGCCCTCGTTCTTGTTATAGAGGATGTCTAATTGAAGAGTCATTTTGGTCTGTTTTGCGAGTCGTAATCACGCGACGAAGTAACTACTCGTCTTCGTCCTTTGCGGCCTCAGAAGCGGCCTTGTATTTCTTGACGAGATACGCAGCCATGAGTTTGGAGTTCTTCTTGTACTTGCTGTACTCCTCAGCGGGATACCCGGCCTCAGCAGCAGCGCCCAGCATTTCCTCCATCGACATACTGCGGATAGCAGCAATCACCTCGGCGTCGGAATCAGCGGCTTCGAGAGCCGGGGCTTCCTTCTTGGGGGCTCCCTTGCTAACGGCGATCCAGTCAGGGAGCGTCAGCAGTTGAGCGGCGCACGCTTCGGATACATTGATCTCGCCGTTACGGTCGATTTGGATGGTGCCATCGACGGGAACTGTCAAACGGGAACCATGCAGGGCAGTGTTGTTAGTTTTCAGTTTCATGATTTTGTTTTTCGATTAAAGAGAAAGCAGGGACGGGGCAACCCCCACCCCTGCTTCTCGGTTGAACGATTGTTGCGTTAGTTGGCGGCGCGTCCGATGTTGATCAGACGAACCAGTTTCTTCGGCGCGTACAGGAACGGCGTACCGTACAGCAGCACCATGAAGCGGTACGCGGGCGACAGAATCGCCAGGTCCATCTTCATCAGCGGGGCCAGCTGTGCGAACTCGATTACCTCGTTGTCGAACTGTACCAGGAAGGCCTGGTCGCAGTCGGGCAGGAAGTAGTTGTTGTCGCGGCACAGATCGCCGGCAGCACCTGCGTAACCCAGTTTCAGCTGAGCCACCGAAATGTCGAAGATCGGGTACAGCGGGCTGTCCTTGGTGCCGCCCTTCTTCGAACGATAGATGCGGTAGCCCGTTGCGGGGTGAGCGTTGTCCGTGATCGAGAACTTGAGGTCAACGACCGCACCAGCGGTAACAGCGACCGGAGTCTCGTTCACAACCAGTGCCGACTCGCCATGACGGTTGATGGCAGCAACGGCGTAGATGTAGTTGCCGGCATCCTCCGAGTTGAATTTCGACGTGGTCACGCTGGCCACGACCGTAGCCGGAGCGGCGGTGTCCCATGCGGGAGCAGCGGGCGACTTGGGATGCGTCGACTGAGCACCAGCCTTCTTGAACGGAGCCTTCTTGAAGAAGACGTCGTAATTCAGGCCGATGCGGCCGAACTGCGAGTCGAACGCCTGAACGCGCTGACCCATGATGCCGGCGCTGGTTTGGGCGGTGTTGGGCTGGATGAACTTGTTGCCGTAGAACGTCTTGACGAAGTCCGACAGAACGACGGGGGGAGCGTACAGCTCCGTGCCGAGGCCGTAGTTCTCGACGATCGAGTTGGCGGCGCTCTCGATGGGGTCCTCCGTCAGGCCGCGACCACGCAGGTCGATGACGTTCTCGGAGTTGAGGTAATCGTCCAGGCCACTCCACGCGTCGGACTGCATCTGCTGGGCGAGCAGACCGTTGAACTCCTGCGGGATGATGTCCGAGTTGCCGGTGTACAGCGACTTGTTCAGCTTGCGGAGAATCCACAGCGTACCGTCCTTGATGGTACGCTCCATGATGTTGCCCACCATCGTGTTGACGAGGGTCATCTGGTGCGTGACGGACTTGGTGACACCGAGGTATTTCACCAGCTGAGCCCGGCGGATGTAGATCGAGTCCTCCTCGTCAGGGAGTTCGCCTTCGTTGGTGAAGCCACCACGGTCAGCACCGTACGATGCCAACTGGTTGTACTCCTCAACGGTGTTGTAGGCAGCCTTTTTCGGCAGGTTCTTCCACAGAACGATGTCGCTCTCACGGAAGGTCAGGTGCTTCAGAGTGCGCTCCAGCGACTCAACCTTCAGCGGCGCACCCGACGCATCGGTCAGGTTCGTCGTCTGACGACCCGTGATGTCGGTGGCTTCGAGGGCTTTGTTCAGCTGAGCAACCTCTTCCTGGGTGGACGAGCCGTACTGAGCACCACGCGAGTTGATGCCGTAGTCGGCGAGATTGATAGAAAGTCGGTCCATGATTGGAATTGATTATGTTATGGAAATTGTTTGGGTGTTATTTTACTACCTCGTACCCGGTCTCAGCCTTGAGGCGGGCGATAATGTTGCTGGGGAGTCCGTCCTCGGGGCGAGCCTCAAACGCCAGCAGCGCGTCGCCATACTCCTTGTCGTATCCCTTGGCGAACGACGCCTGATCCAGGAGTTCCTTCACGGCTGCGGGGTTATCGGTGAACGAGATGCGGTTGGCGCCGCCCTTCTCGATGTCACCCTCGGGTTTGGCCTTGGCGAAGGCACGGTCTACTACCACAGCCGACCGCAGCGATTTGGGGCGCGGTACGTCGTTGCCGTAGCGTTCCAGTTTGTCGGAGAACTCACTGATGGTGTCAGATTGGCCCTTGATGATGTTCTCCAGTTCGGCGATACGCTTGGAGTCCTCAGCACGCTTCTGACGAAGATCGTTCACCAGCACGGCAGTAGCGCGGATGTAGGTCTTGAAGTCGTTACCAACGCTCTGAATAGCCTTCAGAATGTCGTTCGACTTGCCCTTCTTCATCTTAGCACCGTTCTTGTCGCACTTCTTGAAGCCTTCGTCGTCCTCCTCGGTCTCCTCTTCGGATTCCTCCTTCTTGCCGGCCTTGGCATTCTTCATGTTGGCGGCGTTATGACGCGGCTCGTCGTCGTGGGTTTCGTCTTCCTCACCCATCTGGCCGTCGGCGTCATCACCCTTTTTCACCTCTTCGTCACCTTCAGCCTTGGCGCCTTTCGGGGTAATTCCCAGAGCGTCATAAGCCTTCTCGATGTCCTCGGAAGTGATGGATTTTCGTTTGTTCATAACCGATATGTTTTTGATTAAAGTGTATACACCTTGTGCGTTCGGTATTGTAATATTTGGAATGTCCTTGAAGATACATTCCATGACGGAAGATTTCGAGAAGGTTTGTTTCTTTGGCTGGCCGTCAACCGATTCAGGCATCAGCGCTGCGCCGGACTCAGTGGTCAGAGCCTTCTTCTCGGTTTTTCCACTGCGCTCTTCAGCGTTATCGTCCTCTTCCTCCACATCAACGTCGATACCGTCAGCGTCGATCTGACCCTTGATGATATTTACGAACGTATGGGGGTTTTTGGGCATATGGGTTACAGCGACGCCTGTGATAACGGCCTTGACGATCTTATTGTAGAGCGGCGAGTTCTTGTCGTTAGAACCACGCTTCAGAACCTTACCCTCGATGGAATACCCCAGACGGCGCGTCTTGCTGTCGTGTTCGAGGGTTTTTGCCAGTTCATATACCTCGCACGCCATAGGCGACGAAGCGTACAGGTCGCTCTCGATCCAAAGACCTTCAGGACGCAGTTCCACCTTTGAAGGTTCGCCAATGATAGCCGACGGGGAGTTCTTGGCCTGGTGGTGCCAGTTTACCATGCCTGACTTCTTCAGCGGGTCAACGTCGAAGCCTGTCGGGTCCAGGTATTCGCCATCAGCATCCTTATCCATAGTGGAGGCAATACCGCCAATACGCATAACAGGTTCGCCTGCTTCGTCGGTGGCCTTCTCGATGCGTCCGATGGGGCACCAGAAATTGAATTTATCGTCCTTAAACATGTTTACGATAGTGTACTGTTATCAGCGTTATATTTGTAATGGCGAATCGTGTTGACGTGGGCCCAAACACGCCCCCATTAACAAAATCCCCGTAACTGGGGGATTTTCTTAGATATTGGCATATACGGCTTTTATTCTCAGAATATCAGAGGGATTTGCAAGATTGTTCGAAATAACTACTGTATAGGCCCTTCTTTTGCTATCCGAGTACAAAGATATGCTTGAGGTACACTTGGAGGGATGGATACCCGTCTACTAATGCGCTCAAACATTGAAAATCAATGATTCCTGCTCCACGGCGCCGGGCGTTGATGAACCCATTAGAACTGGTTGCGTTATCGAAGAATCCTGCAATCGTTCCCCATAAATTGTTCGCCGGAGGCAAATCATAATGCACAACCACATTTCCGCACGGACTAAATCGCCCATCGGCGTCGGCCAATTCGAAACAAAGCAATAATGTGGTACCTGCCGATAACGGCACTAATTCGGTAGATGTATAGGGGATGATTGGACCGTCGCTTTCGTTGAGTTCTACATCCAATCCCGGTAGCTTTTTTACACCCGAGCCGCCGCCTAATTCTGTCCATGTAGTAGTAGTTCCGTTCGTCGAGCCAGAGAAAGTACGGCTACCATCAGCCGTTTGGAGTAGATAGGTGTACGAATTTGTCAAAGTGTTCTTGATACAATGCCCGTAAAAGGCCGTACCAGTAACGCCCGAAGGTAGTCCAGTGGCGTTGGCTAAAGCATATACGATCAAGCCTTGACCTGCGCTCAATTTTTTTATGACTGCATTCGTTGGGGCTACGAAGTTAGTCACCATCACTTTTTGCGCCGCTTGACCTACCATGGCGATGCTTACTCCCGTCATATCCACAGCCCCAGTTGTTGCGTTAACGGCGACGCGTTGCATTGCAGCACCAAACGTTGCGCCAGTATCTACCGAAGAACAGACGAAGACATATTGATCAGTTTTATCGTTGTCTTGAGATCGGATAAAGTCTAACTGACCGTAGTCTGCCTGATCGGGGGTACTGAATACTATGCGGAAGATATCGGCAACCTTGACTAATTTCAAATCGTTGGTCGGTACGTTGTTAGCCCCATCTCCGTATGTGAATTCGTACACCGAGGCTTCGATTCCCGTGGGAGTGCCAAGAATACTCCAGTTAGTAGCGTAAATGCTCGTAGACTGGTAAGTATACAGATACGAACGGTTATAAGTATTGATTGAAATAGAGGTACCAACGTATTTAATCGACAAAGCAGAAATTTTTACAGCATAGCCTACCAAAGCCGAGCCAGGTCCGTTAGCGGCGTCAACGGCGCTCGTAAACGTGAACATCTCACCAACGGCAATATCGCCCATCACACCATTGCTGAAAGTGTTACTCTTAAAATCAGTAACCGTCAGATATTTCATGGCGCTGCCGCCGCTGCCGCCGCTTCCGGCCCACTCCATCGTTACACCCAGACCACCCCAGTCGTCAGAAGCGGTCGAGTGCAGTTTCGTGATGATTGCTTCGTCGGTCAGAGTCTGGAGTGTAGGCCATGCCATAGCAACACTGGACGAAGGAATGACGCGAATATAATCGTTGGTAAGATGGAAAATTTGGAGACCGTTCGTGCCTCCGGTTTCGGCGTTCGTTCCTTGGAGTATATTGACAATAAACGCCATTTCAGGTTTTCCTGGTGCGCCTGACGCGAGATTCCCTGACACGATACGCAGACGTCCGATATTCGCCGCTGCGGTCAGTAGTCTGAGCATGGTCCAAAGTTCTGCCTTGCTATTGCCGTATGTAAAATTGTTGGAAATGGGCAAATTGCCAAGCGACGGATCTTGCGAAAACGTCAACGCCGCAATCTGGCTTGTGTTGATCTTGTTAGACTCAGAAACCTGAATTTCTTCTTGTCCGCTGGCTGAAGACTTCAGCGTCAACGCAGACATGTCAATAAAAGTAGGCATATTTCTATGATTTTATGAATTTACAAATTTATAGTTGTCACGCCATTATTTCAACGTGTATTCCAGGCTCGTTGGCGTCAATAGAAACCTTCGGACTGTCGTACTTCGTATCGCCAAGCGGCGTAATAATTTTACGGCACTTTTCTTCTTTGGCCAATGCTTTGGTGAAGTCGCGTGGGTTTTTCATGCGGGTGATCGACAGATCGATGATGTTGCACTGACGGTACAACTCCTCCGTGGTACAATGGAGCGAAACACGTTGCCCCATTGAGGCTTGACGCTCGATTTCAGCTACCATCAGTTTCTCAACCTCAGACCGGGCCTGCTTTTTGCAGTTATCGTCAAAAACCTTCACAACAGCTGCACCGGGGGCGCGATAACGAATGCGCTTGCCGGCGTACAGGTTGTCGGCCATAGCCTTGGCCTGTGTTTCGGGGGTGCGCAGCGTGGAGGTAATGACGATATCGGGGTTGTTGGTATTATCGGCGACGCGGCTGATAAGGTCTTTCACCGTGTCGTTAATCGCAAACGCCGACTTGTTAGCGTATGTAATATTTGCCATACGGAATTGTGATTTTGAGTGCTTCTACACTGATTGAGTTCGTATTCATCCAATCCAGCAAGTAGTCCGACTTATCGGCATTGCTTAATTTTACAAAGTCCGCAGGCGTCACGGCGCGTTTCGCCAGGTACTCCTTGAATCCTTGTTCCATGAGGGCAATACGCTGCCCCTCCATGGCTACCTTCTGGAACAACGGCGACAACTCATCGAGAGTGAGAGTTTCCTGAATAGCCTTACGAAATTCCCGTGCGTCAATGTCATTCAACATCGGGAATTCGCCGCGGAACGGTATAAGTTCCGACGGGCGTTTACGATCGATGTATCGCGACGCTGCGCCTCCTACAACGGAGGTCGTCAGATTGCGCGGTACACCATATTTGCCTTTGCTTTTCATGGCTTATTTCCTTGTAATTATTTTCGAACGGTTGAACACGATCATGAACGAGTTTCCGCAGTGATTACCGTTAGGCTGGATCATGGCGTCATAACCCTTCAACGCAGCGTATACACCCAATACCTCGTCATACGATCGTGCGGCTTGATATATTCCGGCATAAATGTCCTTGTCGGGATTTCCGACGCTGTTGGTAGCCAATTTTCGGGCTGCATCACGCTTTTCTTGATAGACGCGGAAGGCGTCAGCGCGTTCCTTTTGAAGACGGTTTACCTCGTCGTCGAGATTATTGACAGCCTCCTTGACAGCTTCTTCGATACGGCTGTAGTGCTCGCGCATGATCCATTCCTTAAACTGGCGGACGGGATAGTTGTACGGACGTGAAAAGCCGCTTTTGCGCTTAATAGCGTTATTCTCGTACCGGTAACGCGAGAACAGAAAACGCTCCGTGGTATTCGGCATTTTGATGACCAAATCACCACTGCCGTTATTCTTCTCGGTAATGGTACCGCCATTGGCCGTTACCCAGCCGCGGAGGTGGTTGTTCACGAAATCGTCAAATTTCATATAGTCCGGGTTGCCGTCATCGTCGATAGCACCCCAGTCGATGATCTGATCAATCTGCAACGGGATGTCCTTGTAGGCAAAGTCGTCCCAATGCATGTTGGCCTTAACCTGCTTTTCGGTAGTGTCGGTTAGGGTGTTCAGTTCTTGAGACAACTTGTTGTAGTTATCCTCCGCGTCTTGCTGCTCCTTGAGAGCCTTCTTGGCTGCAGGAGAAGTGGTGAGCGACAGTTTCTGAATTTCATCACGAGCGTCTTGAACGGTAATCACCTTGGCGGAATCATCCAGTACAGCTTCGATGATAGCCCCGTTGTAACCAGCGTAACCACGGGCGTTTTTGTAAGACGATGTGTGCTTGTACCCCGACGGCGTTTTATTGGCGTTATCAGAATCGTTGACGTGGAAATAGATTCCTTCGCCGTAAACACCTTGCGTACCGTAGAAACACGCGTCATTGTACTTGAAGTCGTCAGCGCAATATTCCGTATCGCTGCCGCGCGCATTAACGCCACGGAACAGATGGTATTTTGACTGCGCCACCTTGGCCCAGAAGGTATTATCATCTACAACGTCAGGACGCACATCGAAACCGCGGGCCTTGCAAATATTGGACAGCATCTCCCATCCTACCTGATTATTGGTATTGGTTAACTTGTCCGCAGCACTGATTCCGCTGACGCTACTGTAGATTTCCGCCAACTCATCATCGGTGAACTCGCGGTACATTTCAGCATCCGGTTTCAGAGTTCGCGGCGCAACCTTTCTTTGCTGGCGTTGCAACTCTACCTCGTACTGTCCTCTGATGCGATCAAGGTCTTTGAAACGAGCCTCGATGATAGCACGCATCTTCGGTTTAGAGGCCAATTTACCAGCGTCGAAAAACGCCAACACCTCGTCTTTGCGTGCCTTTAAGGCGTCAATTTGGTTGATAAAATCCCGCGGCGTAAGGTTAGCTACAATCTGTGGGTTGTAGCGAACCATGCCGTCCCAGTCGATTTGACTGTTAAAAGGCTTATTGGCGCCTTGTGCTCGGTAGTCGAACGTACCGCCGTTATCCACGCGATAGACTTTGCCGGCGGCGTCAACCAAGCAGTTGTCATTCTGGTAGATATCCCAGTTGGCCAAAAAGGCATCAACGGCGAAGCCTTTGGCCATAGCGTCATAGTCCTTGGCCTGCGGTTCACTCATACCGCGCATGTACGGCGAAATAAGCGTCAAATCGGTTCCGTCGTCGTACATTTCATATTCTGGCGTGTCGAGCCCCAAGAGGTCATAAACCTGCGCGGCGTAGTATTCTGCAGCAACGTGACCGCGATTAGTGTTTTTAGAACTCTTGACGACAAACTCACGCCCCTTAGAGTCCTTCATGAGTTTGGCTCCAGTACTACCGCCGAGGTCCTGCACATAGGTGAGGTCTGAAGGATCAGCAGGGAACATCTCGTTCAACTGCTTCTCTTCCTGAGCCAGCATGGCTTTAGAACGAAAGGCTCCTTTTCCAATAGGTTGGCCGTTGGCGGTCTTGTAAACTCGCCAGTCGTACGTCGTCTTGGCGTTAGGAGTCAGCGTCCAAATGTACACCACGCCATTCACGACCTTGGTCTGGCCAGGCATGATGGCTTTGGCTATCTCGGGGTCTTGATCGATACCGTGGATGTGGTCATACACCGATTTGGCGACGTACAGGTTGTACGAATAGTCGTCAGCAAAGTCTTCAGACCGCGCCTTATACGCTTCACACGCCTTCTCCAGTACGGCATCAGATATCTCGCCCTCAGCGTTACGGAGGGCGAAGACATCGAGTGCTTTTCTGAGTTCATCCATGGCTGGCTATTCGAACAACAGGGTTTCTGCCTTTTCGATCGACATTTCATCAACGTGGAGTGCGCCAAGATCAATCTCTTTGGCCTTCCACGTATCAGGGATCATGTCTTCAGCACCGAGTGTTTTGGCGCGACGCTTGATCCAGCGGCGAGCGCGTTCGGGGTTCTTAGCGTTGCCGGCGAGGCGGATGGCGTTCTTCAGATCAGACTTGTTGCGGATCGGGAACGAGCCGTCGGGGAGGGCCTCCTTTTTCTTGGCGAGTTTATCGCGCTGCTCTTCGGTGAAATCGGCCTTTTCGAGCGATTCTGCGCCGTTAAGTAACTGCTCGGCCTTACTGATCGCGTCGGAGGTTTCGATCGGTTGAATGGCCTCATACGCGAGACTCTTCGTCAGCGCACGCACGGCACTCTTCTCCCACTCCTTTTGCTTCGCACCGATGAGGTTCGTCCACTCACCGCCCTGTTGGGCCATACGGTTAGAACGTTCCGTAGAGCGTTTTTCTGACAGAATGGTACCGAAAGTACGGGTGGTAAACTTGGCGGGATCGATCTTATCCTTATTCTTGACGATCAAATCGAACAGCTCTTGGCGTTCGGCCTTGTCCTCTTCAGGATCGTCAAGGTGAGGTGCCTGAGGTACGTCCATACTGGCGAATCGGTCTTTTAGTACCTCGATAGTTTCATCAACCGTCAGGTACACCTCCGACGAAAGCGTAGCGCGGCTGATGATAGCTTTAGTATCTTCGTTCTTGGCGAGGTTCACCAAGTCCTTGTTGGTCATGATGATGATACGTCCCGTGAATACGAAATTCGACTTGACGTCTTCAGGGTCGCCGACGACGCGTTTACCACTGGCGGCAGTAGCTTTCTTCATGATAGAAGCCAGGTCGGCGCGGGTGATAACGGAATCGGTATCGTCGAACAGCAGAATCTTGCCGTTGTGGGCCTTGAGTACGCCCAACAGCTGCTTCTTGGAGTTGATATCACCAAGTTCAACGTAGTCATAATCGCCGTCGCCAGGGGCGTCGGTCTCAGCGTCAAACGGACGCTTGTTGAGCAGTTCGGCGATCTTCTTGAAACCGTACGACTTACCAACGCCTGCGCCTCCGGCCGAGATCATGAAGCGTTGCTCCTTGTTGTCCAAGAACTCCAGATACTGGCGGTTCAGGTCGTACATTACCTCAACGGGCGGCTGGTAGTCGGGGTCCTTACGCTTCATCTTGTAGACGAAACGGTCGTAGGCGATACGGTCTTGGCGGTTCTGGAGTTTGTTGAATTTCTTCTGAACACGCGGGTCCTCGGGGTTGAGGAACCAGTCTTCCATAATCTCGCCATCGACGTTTTCACCTTCGCCGTCGTTAATATCAACCTTGGCTTGGGCGTTAGTAGGCGCAACGTCGTCCTGCTTGGAGGTCATCTTCAGCAGCGCGTCGAGTGTACCGGAGGTATCAACAGCCGAAGCGTCGAATTCGTCACGCGTCTTCAACTCCTCATAGGCGATCTTACGCAACTGCGCGTTGCCCTTGGGGTTGTTTACTACTTTGAGCAGATTGTCTGCGGAGGTACGCTTGGCCCACTCTTCAAGGCTGGCGGAACCGCCAGCAGAACCCGATTTACCTTCGTCGGCGGCAGGAGCCTTCTTGTTCTTGGCGTTTTTGTCGAGACGCCAGTTAAACTTTCCCGGCTTGTATTCGGTCCAAACCCACGGCTGCGTAGGGTGGTGGTCGCCGACGTTGTGTTTTGCTTTTTGGATAATGTCTGACATACGTTGTGCAGTTTTCCAGATAAATACTTGGAAATCTACACCTCCACCGCGTCAAAGTCAATATCAAATTTCTTGTACACAATTCGCAACTCCGGTACGCCGTTAATTGGCTTCTTCTTTTCGTCAATACGAGCGTTCAACGGCCAGCGCTTGAGTATGATGTCGTGCGCCCGCTGCACGCGCTCCTGGCGTTCGTATACGTCTTGGAGACCGCCGCCCTGGTTGGCTTCCTTGTTCATCTTACTCTGGAGAAGGAACCGCACGAACCGCGCGTAGACGATTCCCAGGTACATGCATTTCAACGAATAGTCGATGTCGCATTTCAACTCCAACTTTTCGTCAAAGTCCAGTTCCAGCGTCCGGAGTCCTTTGAAGACGATCAAGTGTGGAATACCGCCGTACTTGAAGCGCGGGCTGACGTCGGTACAACTCCAGTCGAAGGCGCTCTTGCCCATCGTTCCATACTCAAAATCGGTTTCCATGACCTCGCGATCAAACTCCTCAAAGAACTCGCTGAGTTCTTCCGGCGTTTTCAGCGACAGCCCACACTTGGCTTCACCGTCGATCGAGTAGAAGAAGTTGGCGATATCGTCATCCATCACCACCACCGGGTGATCCTTGCGGAGGTAGGTGTTCTTACAGAAATTGACCACGTAGCTGTAGCCGCGGTTCGAGGCCGGCAGTACGATCAGCCGCTCACGGGCGTGCCCCGCTTCGACGTATTTTTCAACGTCTTCCTTTTCGACGACTATGTGATAATCGACGCCGCCCTTTTCCAACAGTTTAGTCGTGACGCACTTTGGGCGGTTCTTGGACACGACGAAGAATTGACAGTTCATACTCAAAAAGGTAATTCACCCTCGGACCATATTTCCTCAGGTGGGTTTTGTTCTATGAAACGTTGATATTTGTCTATCGTAGGCTCCAGCGACGGGTAGAACCTAAAGGCCAGTCCCCACTTGACGTCAAACATATCGTCGCACGGGACTTTGCGCTTCATCAACACATTTTCGTTGTTGTAGCACTGAACCGTGACTTGCTGACGACCACGCGAGGTGTATGAATAAGGAAAATCGCGATAGTACTCCGCCAGCGAAACCGTATCTTGAACAACGTCGTGGATGAACTGATTGAAGGGGTGTCCCAGTCCCAACGGCGCCAATACGGTATAACCACGGTTGCGTCGTAGGAAACGACGCAAATGATCGCGAAGCGTTTGTTCGGCGAAATTAAGCGTGTCAGTTCCGTATTTAGTTCTGAGGTACGTATAGACGCTGGAGAGATTAAAGTCCTTGAAATGGTCGCCAAAATCGCTACAAATCACATCTTCGAACCCAGTGTCGAAGACATCCATCGTAATACCCATGAATTCATAGAGCGATCGCTGTTCTACAACGCGGTTTGAGTCGCTATCTACAGTAAGCACCCGAACGTCATATTCGGGTGCTACTAAAACGTGACAAGCGCTCATCAGGAGATCACCCGCGTGAGGCTCGACACACAGGTACTTTATTTTTCCCATGGCCGCTTGTAGATTTTCTCAGCGCAGGGGCCGTCTTTCGACACGTCCTCAGCCATCTTCCGGATCTCCGGCGTGATAGGCGGCAGCGTTTGCTTACCCATTTTGTCAGGCAGGAAGCCGACGCGGACGCTTACGTGCGTACACCCCTGACACGGGCGGAAGCGGCGGTCGTTGTTGTACAGCATGACACGGGCGGCGTGAAAGCGCGGGTGGTTCCACAGGTCCTCGATGGGCATGTCGTGGATGTTGGCGATGGGGTACTCGCCGCGGAAGTCGTCGCAGCACAGACATACCTGGCCATTCCACCTCACGTCCAGTTCACGGAACGGGAAGGTGCACCGCTTGTTGTTGAACGAATCGTCGAGCGGGAAGGCCGCGCCGCAGTGGTTGGCCAGGCGACGTGTCATCTTGTTGGTATCGTCGTGGGCGATAGGCGGCAGCAAGCAGATACGACGGCCCTGCTTGGAGTAGTAGTACGGAACGCCGGGTTCCAGCGTCACGACGTTGTACTTATCAACGTCGATCTTCTCGACGAAATTCCAGTCGCCGTTGGCCGTGTAGCAGTCCACCAGAATATCGTTCATACCTGCCCCGAACAGCGCGTCGAGGTACGCCTCGGTGTCTTCAGCGTGGTTCATGGCGTAACCGTTGCTGTACATATGGAACACGGCCTTCGGCAAGTGCTTACGGAACGTGGCGACGATGTCGATGAAGGCGGGGTTCAGCGTGGGTTCGCCGTGCATAGCGAACACGAACTTACAGTTCCAGCCCACCCGCGCTACCTCCGAAGCAATACGCTCGGCCGTTTCGACGGTCATGAAATTCCAGGGCTTGGTTCCCTTCTCGCGCATACCGTGTAAGCCGCAGAACGAACAACCGAGGTTGCATCCCTCGGTAGGTTCAATCTGCATGGTAAACGGGGGGTCTTGTACAATTTTGTTTTTCATTATTTTGTAACTTTAATGTTGAGTTTCATGTTCTTTAACTTTGGGTCTTTGAACTGACGCTTGACGGGCTTGGTAAAGGCGCGGGTGGCGGGGTCCCAATCGTAGCCCGGCGCAACGTGGTTGACGGTACAACGGCAGTAGGGGTGTGTTGGGTCAATTGTCGGGAGCCACTCAGCTACCTTGCGGCCGATGTTGTTGCCGTTGGCTATAAGGTCCGCCAAACGGAACAGTTTCGGTTTCGAGGTAGGGTCTTCGGGATCTTCGAGATACAACTCGCGGCACTTGGCACACGCGCCGGGGTATACGTCGAAATACACCATGGCGTCAGGGCCGTATTGCTTGTAGATACTCTCGGAGCGGCCGACGTTGTAGGCTTCGTGCAGAAGATAGTACGCAATACGCAGCCAATCGCGTCCCCAGTCTTGGGTAAGGTTTCCCAGTTCGCTGGCTACATACCGCGCCCCCTTGCGGAGTTGAACGGCTTGAATGGCCTTATCTTTGATTTGCTGGCGTATAGCGGCCTGCTGACGAAAGTTAGATTTGAGGATAGCGTTGCGCGTACCGGTAACGATACGGTTGCCGAGCGACGTGATATCGGTGTAGGCGCGGTTCTTGAGGTAATTGAGCGCGTTCTCCTCCTGTTCGGTAAGCGGTACAAAGTTCCCTGATTTCAAGAACTGAAGGAACTGTTTGTAGTTCATCTTCTTGGCGCGGGTATCACCGATAGCCTCAGCCAAGATTCCAAACAGAAAGGCGTGTTCGATGATGCCCTTAGAGTTCTTGTACTTATCGACGTTGACGCCTGACGCCACCAAGATGTCGATCTCTGACTGGGTCAGAAAATCCAGCCCGACGTGCTTGGCAATAAACAGGTACTGCCAGCGTCGGAGAATACCGACCATGTCGTCTATTTGGCGGTTGTTGAAAATCATCAGTCTTCGTCGTCTTTTATTTCACGTGCTTCAGGTCCGTCGGCGGCTCTGACCTTACCAGCGTCAGCAGGGTTGATCTTCGCTTTAGGGTGAGCCACTTTTTTCTTGATTCGAACATCTTCGATCGGTATCGTGTATGGAAACGCCTTTGACGCGCCATAAATATTGATAGAAACCCCGTCAATTCCGTTCCCTGGATGTAACACCGTGGCTTCAGTGTATTTTGACAATCCATCCTCGAATCGGAATTTAACCATCACAATATCTCCCGGTTTCAAACGGTCTTCTTCGCCAATAGGTTTAGCGGCCAAGAATTCTTCTTGCGTGTAATTCCAGTTCTTATCCACCTTACGCTTGTTTACAACTTTGCGCTTTTTGTGAGGATAGCGTCCTGAACCAAACCCACCCTTCTCCAGCGCATCGCCGTCAGTGAGGTTTCCTTCAAAAGCACCTATGGCTTTACACAAGTGGTCGTGGCGGTATTGATTAGCTTCGTGAAATGCCCTCGTCACTTCATCTACTACTCCCATAATCTTACTCGTGATTCATGGCCGTGTTTAACGGCAATTCTACCGTTGTTAAGGTCGATTTCAACACTCTTATCGGTAAGTGCAACAACTTTCCCAGGCTTATAACAAAACCCGTTTTCAGCGTTCCCCAACTTGACGATAACGGCTCTGTACTTGGTGAGTTCAGAAAAGTCTTTTATCTTGATGGCTTCTTCATCAAACATCTTTTTCCAAAACCACTCGATATCAGGCCAGAGGCGAACCTCTTCGTTAACCCCTAACGACGCTGTAATCGGCGCACCATTGGGGAACAAATTCACCTCACACTTACCATCACTGACGCGTGATAGCGTACCGATGTTATACCTCACCTTCCCCTTATCATCCTTCACGCGAACGATGACTCGTACAGGGTAAGGCGGCGTTTCCTTCAACGCGCTGTTAGCAGCGATTGTTGTGCCGATATGCCAAATCTTCTCAGCCTTCGCTGCCGACACGGCCCAAATTATTTTTCTTTGGTCCATCTTCCTTTAATTCTTTTACCGCCGCAGCCGTAGCGTCGGCGATGTATTTTAGTACATCGCCTAACGCAGCGGCGTTGTTGGCGTTCCATTCGCGGATAAACCGATCTTCGTACTGAGTAACGGTGGGGAATGGCGACGGCAGAAAGTGGGTATGTTTAGCGTTGTAAGGCATTATTCGTCGTCTTCGTCGGCCATCATCGCGTCGAGTTCCTTGCGGCCCTTCTTCGAAATCTTGATACCAGCCTCAGCGAACATGTTTTCGATCTCCTCAGCAAGTTCGTCGTCTCCAGGTTCCGACTCAACTCCGCCCGTATCAACGGGGTTCTCCCTCATGTAACGCGCCAGCGCTTTGATAGCGCGAACATCACCTTTCTCCTTCACGAACGACTTGAAGCCCTTGGCGTCGAAATCAGCATTGTTTTCAGCCATGTCGTTGAAGCTATCAACGTACGCACCAGCGTCGTCAACATCAGCGTCAGCGTTAGCCTCCTCGCGCATCTTGTCAAGAACGGCCTGTCCTTTCTTCGAGATGTCAATTCCGGCCTCGTCAAACATGTTTTCGATCTCTTCGGCTATTTCGTCGTCATCGAGATCGCTTTGATTTGCATCAGCGCTGTCAACAGCCTTCATAGCGGCGGCGATGTCCTTGATGGCTTTCGCCTGCCCCTTGTTGTCGATGAGGTTGTTGATGGCGGTCTCGAAATCGTCACCGTCACTCGACGAATCGGAAATGTACGCATCCCACTTGGCTACCACGCTCTCGCCTGAACCACGAAGGTTGTCCAGTTCTTTCTTTGCCTCACGGGGAATTCGCATTCCGGCTTCCTCGAACATAGACTCGATTTCGTCAGCGATTTCGCTGTCGTCCGGATCACTCACAGCAGCCTCGCTGGGGAGATTGCGCATGGCCTCAGCCAATTCTTTCACGGCGTTGCCGCCTTTTTCCTTAACGAAGGATTTGAAGCCTTCGGCATTGAAGTCTTCATCACCCTCGGCCATGTCGTTGAAACTCTGCACGAGGCCCTCGGCATCGGCCTTACCTGCCTGGAGTTTATCCAGTTCCTTCTTGACTGCCTTCGGAACACGCATGCCCGCCTCTTCGAACATACTTTCGATCTCGGAGGCGATTTCCTCGTCGTCGGGAGCGCTCGACATCGTTTCCTCAGGCAAGTTGTTGATGGCGTCGGCAAGTTCCTTGACGACCTTTGCTCCCTTTGCTTTCACGTAAGCCTTGAACGATTTAGCGTCGAAATCGCCTTCGTCCTCCATAGCGGAGTAGAAACTGTTGACCAGCGATTTAGCATCGGCCTTGCCGCCTTTACCCTTGGCGTCAGGATCGCCGAACTTGGACGCAGCACCCTGTACGTCTTCGATTTTCTTAACCGTCACGGACTCGAATTTGTCCACATCGGCGTAAGGATATTTGTCCACGCGATACCCCTCCGAGGTCTTGGTGACTACCAGATCGAAGCCGTCTTCGTCACCGCCGACCTGCTTGATGAACGCGTGAGAAGCGTCTTCGACTCCGGCGTACTGCTCCAGGTCCTGGTCGTCCATCTGACGGAAGCCCATGGACTCAAACGAGGCCGTCGCCTTGGCGTCACCGTCAGCCAGGCCGTTACGCAACGAGGCGTCGCCCTTCTTGTTCTTGGCGCGAACGTTCACGCCGCGGCGTTCGAGTTCTGCGGTGGCCACCTTGCGCATTTCAGCGTCAGCCGACGGATCGTTAGCCACTTTCACCAACGCCTCCTCCGAAGCCGAGCGGGCATGATTCTGGAGGCTGACGTTGCCTTCGGGAACGCCACTTTTACCCCCCTCAGCCGCGGGGTCTTTCTCCTTGGCTGCGTGACCGTACTCCTGACCCACACGCTGCAAGCGGCGGTTTTGAGCGTTGTCGGCGTATACACCGTGACGCGCTTTTTCGATTTCTACCTCTTCAGTTTCGGGGATGTTGACGAACCCCTTGAGGATTTGCTGGCGTTTTGCCTCACCGTAGTTGATAATCTCTTTCATCGTATTGTTGTTTTATAGGTTTTTTCCTACTACAAAGGTAATGAAAATTCTCCAAACCGCCAAGAGTTTTTGTTAAAATTTTACACCAAAATCCACCGTATATCCCCAGTTATCATTAACCCTCATGGCTGAAGCACCTACCATGAACCGCTGGCGGAAATCGGCTCCGGCGGAGAACTTTTGTGTACCAAAGTCCAACGATGTGCCTATTTGGGCATAGCCTTGGATGAATGGTATGCGGGTTTGCACCGTGGTACGTTCTATTTCACGCACTCGTATCAGAGGATTGATAATTGACGTGGCTTCAGTGATGGCGTTGCGGTTCACAGTGGCGTTCACCTTGAACGTTCCAATACTGTCGTTTGAAAAGTCCAGCGTGTAGTGCTTTGTAGCAAGATAATCAGCCAGCAACGCCGCGGTGTCGATTTCCCCTGGAAGGTAGATGGTGGTATCGCGTACGACGATATACGGCACCGGAACCTTCACTGTATCGCGGTATTCGACCGTGTCGTGCTTTGTATGCCACCTTTCAACGACTTTCGGGGGTTCGGGGATATAACTACTCCGCCCCAGAAAGAACGCGAAAATTAGGGCCGCTACAACGATAATTATGGATGCCGCAGTTTTCATGGACGTTTGCCGTTTTTGATCATATCCTCGTAGGCCACAATTGACGCTTCAAGATCACTGATGCGACGCTTGTATTCCTCGGCGGCGCGATTGGCTTCGCACTCATGTGTACGGAACTCCTCCATCAGGCGGTTATACTTATCACGATCGGCCTGGCGTTGAGCCTCGTATTCGTCGCGAATCTTGTTGAGTTCGTTACGAAAGTTGGTCATCATTTCGTTAGATAACCGCCGTTCGTTCTGTACCTCTTGGTAGAGATTGTCGTAGCGTTCCTTCCACCATGACTCCTTCTTGTCCAACTCAGCCGCCAATACGTCATATCGCCCTTTCCAAAACTCTTCACCCTTGAGGTCGGCATCAGCCTGACTGGCGCGAACTTCCTGCTCGTATTTCTTACGATCGAGCATACGTGCTACAACGGCATAACCGATACTACCCACTCCAAACAGAAGTGAGATCACGGGAAAGATTGTAGTCATGAAAAGTCCGTCAGCCATTGCGTTTCATTCTTTCGTTAATGCGTATGCGAGCGGCCTTGGCGGCTTTAGCATATGCGTTGTAATTGTAATTCGAGCGGAGACACCTCAAGATTTCGTCAGCAAAAACCTTGATAATATCCACCTTGGCGTTTTGATAGGCGTCCATGTCGCCTTCATTAGTTAACGTCGCTGGATAGATTATCAGTTTTACTTCCGCGCTTACACGATTGAAGAAACGATACCACTGGCGGTCGTACGAATCGACGAACGTGAATGACCTCCAACGAATTTGAGGCGTGAGGATATCGTAGTGGTTTGAAAGATTATAGGCGAAGTCCCGTGTTAACACAGGACAAACGCGGTTGAGTGTTAAACTACAGCCATCGGCATGGTCGTGGAAAAAGTCCACTGCCATGGCTACACCGTAGGTGCGATGAGGGCGAAAGTAGTTCCAAACGTCATAGGCGTTTCCTGTAACAACCTCCACGCGACGACGGCGTAGTTCGTCAGCCAGTTCGCGTACAAAACTACGGGCCTCGGTATTGAACCGCTTTGACGTTAAATAAACTACTTTACACATGGCTATCGGAGATAATCGATCTTTTGGATGAAACTCGTAAAGCGTAACCGACTCGACGACACAAATCCCGTAGCCCATGCGGTGAGAAGGTAATACCCCTTTTCAGCCATATTGTAAGTCTTGGCGCCGTCAGCATCAACGACACGCAGCGTTTGGCCGTTGGAAACGTTACAATAGATGATCACCTGAATCGTACCGCCAACGCTTTCAGTCGTATACGCTTCAAGCGACGAAGGATTATTCAAAAAGCCGAGGTTCAGCGTCCATGTCGCGGAAGTGATCTCAGAGGCGCTCAGGTTGTAAAAATAACGATACCCGAGTTGGACGTTGTATGTTGAACCGCCAGGCAGATTCGAAAATCCAACACTTCCGCCAACTATTCCAACGGCCATGTGTCGTTTCAGGACGTTACGTTCAAAAATTGACGATGAATCCACCAATTTCTTAAGTATTGGACCTGTATCGTCACCTGTAATGATCTGAGCAAGATCGTCCCACAACAACTTGAATGCATCACGCACGCTTCCCCCGACGTCGATGAAACCCATGTAGTCGATGTCAGGGAAATCGGTCTGTTGGCCGCCTATTTTAATGTTCTTAGATTCGCCGTATTCCGAAGCAATGTCCAGAATAGCCTGATGGAGCAGCGCGATAGCCTTTTCGACGATATCCCCTGCTGCCGGCATGATGCCCTTGGTGTTAGGGTTGGGTGCGTAAGCCGACGAAAGACTCGCGCCAGTAGCCAGTTTGAGACGATTGTACCAGCCTTGAATCTTGTTGAAAGCGGCGGTTATATCGTCGTTGGTTGTGAGGTCTTGTGGAGCAGCCACCGTAGCCGTTACGGGATTCACCTCGATCAACTTTGAGGTGAAGATCATCTCACGCGAGTTGTTCTGCCAATCTTGGACGATTTTCTGTACGTCCTTAAAGACCTTGTCCATGGCGGCATAATCGGCCACGTACTGCTTGTAACCGACGACGGTGGTATCATCAGTCTGCTCCGAGACGATTACGCCTTTCATCGCCGCCGAAAAGTTGAAATACAACCCGTCAACAAACGCCAACGAGTTCTTCGGCGACTTCGATATCAGCGACGGAATAGTACGCTTCACCAGCGTGGCATTCTCACCCACCATACGCATGCCGTACAATACGTCGGTCATGGCGGGGTTGTCGGTAACAGACTGGAACTGGAAATTGAGTTTAGAAGTCGCAGCATCAAACGTCGCGACGACGTTATCGAAGAAATAGTTCGTAGAGGCGACGTATTGCGTAGTAGTCCCCTGGCCTGCGAGGTCTTCGACGATGATGTTGTTTTGCTTGTCCACGTACTGGACACGCGTCGAACCCACCACCCAGACCATAGTGTTCCAGTTGGCGTCAGAGTCGCGTTTAACGACGTGATAGAACGCACCGATAGGCAAGCCGCCGGGGAGGTTCGCTTTATTGATAAGGTCGTTGAAATCGGCTATTTCAGCGACAATTGCCTGCGACATCGGCACCCACTCCCCCAACGACTGGTTGTAAGTCTTGTGGAGGCCGTCGGTGGTGTCGTACCAGATGATGGCCTGATTAGAGGGGGCGGTTGCGCCGATCGATATGCCGGCAATTGTTCCGATGTCTACAGTTGCCATAATAGGAAACGTTTAGCGTGAATATAGGTAGGCGGTACGGTCGTCCCAAACGAAATTGAAACTCATATCCCCTTGAGGATATTCCGTGATGGTAATGCCGTTGGCGGTTGTTTCACGTTCGATACGCCAGCCCGGCTCTCCCTGGCCTGTGCCGATAGGGGCATATCCGCGATACACGGTCCCCTCAGTGGAAGCGTCGATGATAGGCTTCGGCATGGCCTCCGAAAGCAACTGCACGATGGGTGCAGTATTCTTCTCGTTACTCGTCATGATCTATTGCTTTTTGTAAGTATTCGTCAAATGCGGCCACGAGCGGGTTTGCCTCACGGGCCTTCATAGTCTCCTCGTCGTCACCCTGGGCGTAAAGGTCAAACGGGTTGCCGCCCTGGGCGTCGGCGTCTTCTTCGCCTTCACCACCAGCCACAGGCTCATCAGCCGGGCCGCCTGCTGCCTCCATACCCATACCAGCGGCCTCTTCGAATGGGTTTCCACCGCCCATTCCCATACCGCCCATCGCCTGCTGCTGTTGCTGCTTGGCGCTGAGGGCTTGCTGAATAACGGAGTTTTCGATAGTATCACCACCCTTTTCTTCGCCGATGGCGGGGAGGTCCCACTTTTCGCGAATTTCATCGACGGTCTGGAAGGCTTGAAGGCGTTTGATGTCCATATCCAACTCCTCGGAAATAGTCATTCCGTTGAGGCCCATGAACACGAACTCAAAGTCAGGGTTAATCTGGTCAACGATGAACTTGTTAATCTTACGCTGGATGAACTTCAACAGCGGGTACAGACCCTTGTCTTTCGACTGCTCCATACGTTGTTTTTGGCCATCGCCAAACGTCAGGCCGCTGTTGTTAGAACGTGATATGTCCCAACCGATTTCCGTCGGGTCGATACAGTACACAGCGCAAGCGATCTTAATCAGGTATTCCATCCAAGACGTGTACTCCATATCACGGTTGTTCTTCTGGAGGTCTACCCAATCAATATCACCTTCGACGACAGGCGTCTTCCACGACTGCATAACGCCTGAAATCATCGCCTGCCACTGCTGTTTGAACTGCTGAAGCGAAGCCTCGTTGACGTTGCCCTTGATACGCAACAGACCCTTCGGGGCTGATCCCTGTGAGAAGAAACGGCGGTTGTACTCATCACCCCAAAGCATCGACGTGACGACGTTGATCAACTCTTCCAACTCGGAGTTCCCGTAGCCGTTAGCGTAGATAGATGTTGACGGGTTGCGGATTCCAAAGCACAACTCCCATGGATAGAACTGTGCCACCTTGGCTGTTTGGTACACCTGGACGTAGGCCGGGTAGTAACCGTCGATTTTTTGCCCCCAGTTTTGGCGATCATCCATCATCACGCCGCGGAAATACGGGTTGTCGTATTCACCGTCAAAGTACGAATCTGCCAACCGAAACGTAGCAGCGTCCACAGCCTGGAAACGCACCAATTTACCGCGGCGATTGCGGATACATTCAAACGTCAGCTGGTCGAACGTCAACGAGTCGTCAACGATCTTACGTATGAACTCGTCAAATTCGTCGCCATCCCACGTAGCAATATCGCCACAGTTGAGAATAAAGTCCGTGATGGACGAAGCGATCTTGCGGTCTTGAGAGTCCATTTTCTGCTCCATACCGTGACGCGGCTTGCGTCGAATAACGAAGCCCGTCGAATAGCGGTCGGCCTGCGGTTCAGCAAAGTCGGCCACCTGATTCTTACGGGTCTTGATGATGGAGTTGATAATGGGGGTGCGGCTCATCCGGCGCAGCGTCTCGTACGAGAGTGAGAACGGCTTATCCTTATAACCCAAAAACGAGTTGAACTCCAACGGGTCGATGAGATATGCCTTGGGGGCCACGTTGGCGGGCTTGCTTTGCTGGTTAAATATTTCGGCCGCTTTGAGTATGTCGGACGGGTTATCACCACGCAGCGCCTTCTCCACCAACAGCGATTTGCGGATGGTCAAGGCTTGCATGGCGCGTTCTACCGATTCCAATCTTTCTTTTACACCGGACATAATGTTTTTACGCGATTTATGTACCTATAATTGGCTATCAACCCAACATTTTCAAAATGTCGTTGCAGGCCGTTTTCCTGATTATCAACGCTTGATGAACGATATCTCCCCACACCGCCAACTGATGACCGCACCATGAGTAGTAGTCGGTTTGGTCATCGTACGAACCTTGCCACTCGCCTTCGCTGCGTATAGTAGCCACCAAACGGCGAAACGCTCGCTGTTCGTCGGTAGTGAGGGGTGATATAAAAGTGCCGACGACTACTAATCGTGCGGCACTCGTTGTTAGATCATCGGCTAACGTTTGAAAGTTAATGCCCATGAACTCACCTGTCTCTAATGGGGTATGAAAAGTTATCATTCGCCAACCAATTTTACAGTTCGTGGTTCAAAAGTAGAGCGTTGCTTACCTTCACCGATGCGCATCTTCCAGTATTTTTGATATTCACACAACCACATCTCGATCTGGTGAAGGGTTATATTGCCGTGAGGCGTTGTGTAATATCCTGCTTCGAGTTTGTGCCAGTGTAGGTACGGAAAATCTCCAAATGTCGCCAACGCCACCTGCGCTTCATCGCGCAGACGATAGATACCGTCAATTTGACGTTTCAACGACGGGAATATTAACCGCAACCCAATCGACGCCCCAGGCCCCACGTTAGTGTAGTCATCCTGAGTGAAACGCATGAAACGCCGATATGTATATCGCGGTATATAGGTGAAATCTTGATAGAATTCGTGAGCGATGAATGCAGCCGATGACGGAAGCCCCTGAAGGAACTTGATGATCTGTTCAGGAGTTTGGGCCGTAAATACCATCTTGATGAGTTCACCCAAGCGACGGTGTAACGTAGGCACTACCAGATGGGTGTAACAGTAATCACGCGGTTTACCCGGCGTGGCCATGGAATTGATGAGATATGCCGTGGTGTAGGGGTTGTTCCCCGAAGCGCGGTACGACGTTATCATCTCTGCAAAAGCGTCTTCGTCGTAGCTGTCGTAATCTGGAATACCAGCGCCCCAGCCATACTTATCGCGAGCGTATTCAAAAGTACTGGGGTTGTTGAAATACCGGAACACCATCATCTTCCACACCAAGTTGGCTAACGACAATGAATCATCCAACAGAATATTTCGAATTTGCCACTGGGAATTTCGATCCAGTTCGCGGTACACGTTAGTGAACTTGTAGTCGCGCAAAATAGGGTCTTCAGTCCAGGGGCGTGGTTGGTGATCGATGAAACGTCGTTTCCAGATCATTTGCCGCTCAAACATCGTGCGAAAGAACTCCGTGCAGTGTTCGTCGCTCACGTCAAGCGTATCAGATGGGAGTTTGTCACTCCAAGAATAGTGATCAAAGTTTGCCATTTTGTTTACAATAGCTTCGTATCAGCAATTCACGGCGCGCTTCAGAGGTCTTTCCAGCCAGCCGGAACAACGTAGCATCAGGCAAGTTCTTCAGTGGTCGTTTAGCTGCATTTACAAGACGCGCTTCGTCTATATCGAGGTTTACCCTTATCCGCCGCCCGCGGATCAATTTGACGGACTCTGCAGCGAGCAGTGGACAATAATCGTTACCGTGTAACGAACGTACAATAAACGTCATCGAACCCCACACCTCAGGGTCTGCAACGACGTCGCCTATTTTGAAATATCTCCATCGGTCCATATAACTAAAAACGTTGGCCCCGAAACGCTTACTGAATCGGGGCCGCGGTCCTAACTAACCTTGGAAAATGGAAACAGAAAAGAAACTAAAACCCGAACACCGTCAGCTGCCGAGGCGACAATTGATAGCGTTCGTTGTCGGAAAGATTATTCTCGAGAATTTCACACGCCTTGATGTCGGTAGCGACATTGGCGTACTCGCGGACCTTATCGTTGTACTCCTGGCGGCACTTACGCATTTCGGGAGTAACAGGGTTCTCCTGCTCTTCGCCGGCAATGAGCGATCCCGCAACTTTAGGACCTTCACAGACGTCGCACGCCTGCCACGAGAAGATGCGGAACGGAAAATCCATCTTGATCTCCGAAGTCCACCAGGGCGGAACGGTCTCGGTAGGAGCCCCGCCGCAGTCTTCGAGTTTGCTCTCGATTTCAGCCGTCAGGACTTGGAGTTTAGCGTTCAGCGGCGGAAGAATATCGGCCTTCAGTTTAGCCTTGATTTCCTTGCCCAGTTTGCCGAACTTGATGTTAGAATCGTAGCTGATGACGTTCATGATGTCCGATTTCTCGATCTCGCCCTGAAGAGCCACGTCGCTATCGCCGGACTCAGCCTTTTCGATAGCCCCGGCCATCTTCTCGAAAACGTTATCAGCCTTTTCGACCTTTTCCTCAGGGTCTTCGGGAACCGGAGCGAAGCCCTTCAGCATGTGCTCTTGACGCTCAGCGCGAACGCCAAGAATGATATCACGAATGTTTTCCATCGCTCACTTCGGTTTTTGCGGCTCGCGCCTTTACGTAATTAACCCACGCCCAGTGTGCCACCACGCCCGCCGTGAACGAGCCAATAGCCACCAACGTGTGGATGATCTTCGCCTCATGGGCGTACACTACCGCAGCCACGACAAGCGCGACGACGATAATAAGAATCCACATCCATTTCTTCATACTACTATAATTTTTGGTTGTTACTTAATCAACATTCCGTAGAAATCCTCAAGTGTGTATGCCTTTTTATAGTTGTAAGAATCCTTCGTATTGGCCACTTCTTCAGCCATTGCTACGAGCAGTTCTTCTTGGCGCGGCCCGTACACTGAAGGCGACAGCCAGGTTAATTTTACGTTGAACAGAATCTGACCTATCTCGTCAGTGCTTAACGGCGCACCCAAGAATTTCTCGAACTTGGACTGAATCCACAGCGCCAGTTTCGTCGAGACATATTCTTGGAAATAAGTCGGCGATACGAGTCGGCCGTTGAATTCTTGTTTCAGCGATTCGATAAAACGGTTGAACGCCTTATCACCAAATCCGCGCCGCACCTTGGGGATATTATCCGACTTATCACCCATCAGCACCTTGTACAGCAACACCTCCATCGCTTCAGTATTGAGGACCTGGATGTCGGCATCCAACAGATCGTTCCACAGCGATTCTTTACCGGGGAAGCAGTAAAATTTCATGAACTTGGAGTTGTAGTTGAACACCGAAACCGTTGGCGTTATCAACTGGCGAATATCGCTATCGGCCGTGAGGATGACTGTCTCTTCATCGGGGAGTTCATCCAGCGCAAAGGCCCACAACATCATCAGGTCGTCGCCTTCAGCGCCCGGTACGCGCGTAACGATCATCCCGCGTTTACGCAGCAGGCTTTCCAGTTCGCCCAACACCTCGATGAACGCATCACTCCACGGCTCCTTTACCTTGGTGAGTGCGTACTTGTAGTCGTCATATACGTCACGACGCCACGAATGAGAGTCAATCACCACTATCACGCGATGAACGTTATCGCCAAAACGGCGTACCGCGGCGCAAAGATTCATCACGCACTTACGGATCAGCACCTGGCGTTTTTCCGGGTCATCCAAGACCTCTGTTAAATCTTGACCCCGGTAGTACGTGGACCACACTGAAAACGACAGGTGGTACAGGAAATTGCCGTCAAATACGAGATTAATCTTCATCGCGCTAACTGGTTAAGGTTGGTATTTTCGGCGGTGAGTCCCGCCTTGGAGATAGTAACGTTGCGGCCGTCTTCCATCCCCTGTCGCATCGCTTGGTAGCTACCAATGTGCTCCAAGCGGGCCTTGCCTAATTTAGGATATTTCTCAGCCAGGTAGTCGTCGAGTTTCTTGTCGGTACGCAACACCAGCGCGTTGACCTGGACCTGGGCTTGAAGTTCGCGGTCGCGCTCCTCTTTGAGTTTCTGCTGAACGCCTTTGGCTGCGCCAGCAAGGTACGACCGCAAGAACGTACCGCGGTGCATTTTCTTTTCGCCAACGAAAAGCCGCATCACCGCTTGAGTGTCGTCGTTACGGTATTCCTCGTAACGCTTCAACGCCAACTTATAAAGATTGGCGGCCAATACGTCGAACAGCCACTTTACGACCTGGATGTTCTGCGGCTCACCGATGACGATGTAACGGCGGCGGTTTTCCCATACCTCACGACCATTACGATTCATACGACAAACGTTCCTGTTGCTCACCAATACGTAGCAGAAATTGTACTTACAAATTCCGTACAACAGGAGCTGGTCCCACGAACCGCCACACTTACGCTGCCAGTTGTCGCCCAAACGTTCTTCGATAACGTCAGTCTTTTGCTCGTTGTCGGCAACCGATTCAACGTCAGCCATCGAAAGGTTGTACTGAGTTAAGAGATTCTGAATTTTGGTAGCGGCATTCTGTGCTTCGGCTTCGGAGTTGATAGCCTTGGCGCCTTCGTACAGACGCTGCAGTTTCTTCAGTTTTGAGAGGATCGAGTTGAGATCTTGAGTCTTTTCCATAACCAATTTTGTTTTACGATTCTTTTCAAGAGCGAAGGTACGTTGAAATTCCAAAATCTCCAAGAGAATTTCAAGAAATTTAACAATCCATCACTAAATTTCCCGCCAACTCCAACTCATACAACCGTTCAGCATCAGGCTTGGCGTAACAGAATATCAACTTTCCACCGCCCGCAGCCCGCAACGCTTTACGATACGTCGCCTTGATGCGGGACAACTCTTCGCTTCGGTAAAAATCGTAGTCGCTTACACACAACTCCCACCACCGCTCTTGCCGCGACGCCCAGGCTATGACTCCTGGGCGTTCGGCTTCAATCCGCTTTACAGCAGCTAATAACAGCTTGGCGTGTTTCATAACGTTTCGTCGATAGACTGCGCCAACTCAGCCAACAGCCTTACGTGTACGCGCTCGTCGGCGATAATCTTGTTGAGGAGTTGAACCGCCAACGTAGAAGTAGTGGTCGGCGTAGGGTTGCCTGCTTGGATGCGCTGGATGAGTTTTTCGTACTCAGCGATGGTGTCCTGCTCGGCGCGAATATTGATCTGGATGGCTTCAGCCGCGCTTTCGGTCGTTATGTCCACTTTGGCTGCCGAAAACACAGGCTTCGATACCGCGTGACCCAGATGGTGAATGAAGTCGCCTAATCGGTCGTAGTGCTTCATCTCGGTGAGGGCGATACCCAGGAACGTTTCGCCAATCTGATCGAAAAGCATCCGCTGTTGGGTGTATTGGATGATGGCGGTGAGTTCGGACGTTCCGGTAATTCCGGCGTAGACTTTGTAGAACCACTCGGCCGGAACGCCGTCGTCGGCTTTAGCCTTGGAGATGTCGGGATAGTCAATCGCGTGGTCGGCGTAACGCATCGACTCTACCAGCGCGTCGGCCATGATTTCGACGTTGTCCTGCTTGGCGGGATTGTGTAAGAGAATCGTTTTCATGGCTATTTAATCGTTGAACCGAATCCTCCGGCGTCACGCAGCGAGGGCGTCAGCGTGTCGGCTTCCTCCACTTCGATATACGGCGCGGGGACGATGACCAGCTGGGCCACAACGTCACCCACCTTGAATTCCTTGGTATTCATATTCACGTTTTGGGACTTCATTCCGGCGACCTCGCCGAAAACGTTGGAAAGCAATCCGCAGACGCTCTTGAAGAACCTGTGGACTAACGTCGGTAAGTGCCACGTCTTCTTGTAACGAGCGCGCATCGTACCGCGATAGCCTGGGTCGATAACGCCCGGCGCGTTACACATCACCAGGTCCATTTTCGAACAACGCGAATTCGGGACCAGCAGGCCGCAGTACCCCTTGGGGATTTCAACGGCGATGCCGGTATCGTATTCGATGTAATCTTCGGTTTCCTTTACGGCCACGGCCACGAGGTCCAGGCCGTTATCCTCACCGTCGGGGTGAGCATACGCCGGCAGTACGGCTTCGGGGTGTACTTTCTTGAATCTTACGGTCATTTCTTGTATCCTTTTAAGTGTAATTTAACCTCTAACATCTCGCGGTCCTTCATCTCGCCACCCCAGTTGGTACATTTCTTGGTACGTAACGTGATATATTCGGGGAACGCTTCTCTTAAACGTTGTGATTCGGCGTTGGAGTTCTCGATCGTACGATAAATCGAACAACCACCAGCGGCGTTGGCTCCCGTCATTTTGTCGAACGAATACTGATACGAGACGATGTTATCCAACCCCGCGCGGCGTAATCCACACGCCACGGCGAAATCCTCCTTTATGGGCCAATCGCTGAACCTGACAGGCTGACTTAGATACTGGGCGATATTGAGGCCCCAAATGGAGAAGAACCGCCCGTTTATTTGTACGTCGTGTTCCTTGTCGCGGTTGAACGGACGGTATGAAAGCGCAGCCACGGCGTAGGTGTCTAACTGCTCAGCCACCCAGTCGAACATCATCTGGTAGATGTATTCCTGCGCCTCGACGGTGAAATTGTCGTTGTTTACGACCACAGGGGTCTTGGCATCGTCTAAACGCAACGAGAAAGACACGTTATCGTCTAAGAAAAAGACTCCTCCAAATCCCCTATCAACGGCCTCTACAACAATATAGTCCCGTATGTCCCCCACGCCGCGACACGCCGTACTGTATTCCTCGATGCTGGCTACTTTTCCACCCCAGTTGCGCTGGTGAGCCGCCAACTCGCCGGGGTGACAGAATATGTGGACGCGCTTCAACGCTTCAGGCGTCAACCGTTGAAGAGTTTTTTGGCGGTCAACACGACCTCGTGTGAATAAGGCTATCAGAGTTTTCATACCACTTAAAACGATGGCGCTAACCTAACATGTCGAACTTAAATCCCGTCGTCATACGCGAAGCCGCCAAGTCAGCCAACCAGAACGAAGACGAAATATCGTCATGACTGCCGACGCTCTCCAGCCCCTTTTCGGTGAAGGCTACTGAACCGAGGTCTTGGAAGATGAGGTCCTTGACCTGCTGTGAATAGACGTTCCCCACCGGGATGTGAATCTTACCGCGTTCGAACAGCGTCGATAGGTGGGGCCATCCGGTCTTGAGGTCATATTTGTCGATTCCAGTTGTATGGCCGATGACGGGCATCCCTTCGGTATCAGCTGTTTCGACGAATATCTGCTGAAAGGTGTTATTCTCCATCACGATCAGGTCAGGCCGGAAACGGGAATTTATACGCCGCAAGACATTCATCTGCTCGAAGAACTTGGCGCCTTTTTCGCGGTAAAGGTGAAGCAGCCAACGCTCATCAGTCAGTTCGTCAATACCCCACACGCTGAATACCGCGTAGTCAGCGCCGACGTTGGCTGAAATAGCGAAGTCACAGCCAACGACTACCTTGGAGAACTTGATGGGGAACTCTTCGCGTGAATCCACCAGCGTGTATTTCTCCATCCTCAGCAGCGACCGCGTGAGAATTTCCATCGGGAAAATAGACGATTCGTTGGTGATCGGGCGGCAAAGGTTCTCGCGCGAGAAGATGATCGACCCCTGGGTCTCCTTTTTATCCATCAGATCCTTAAACGACCAACGCTGCGGCCACAATATTCGCCCGTTGGGGAAGATGGCCGGATATTCGATAACGAACCAACCGTTCTTGGTCTTCAGGTCGCCATAAAGGTCTTCAGCGTGGAACGGTGTACCGACGACGATAATTTGGCCGCCAGGTACGAGCATGTTCATAATTACGGAGTGGAAATAGTCGGTGGATTTGTTCCGTTGGAGAGCCGAATAGATGACGTTATCCTTCAGACCATCATCGACGATAATCCAGTACGGGTGAGCGCCACGCACCGAAGAGCCAAAACCCTTACCCGTCAAACGCGCTCCGTTACGGCACACGATATTGGTAGCCGACCAGTTGGCTGACGTTGACTGAGGATAGAGTCGTTCCTTCAAGATTTCGTTTTCCTCGATGGTACCCTTCAGAATCTCCAAAAGGTCAACGCTCTGTTGTAACGAGAACGAAAACAGAAATCCGCGGTTCGACGACGCCACGGTGGGACGCTTCGAATAACGAACGCTTGACGGCTTTTTGTAGCGGTACAACTGCCACGCTGCGTAGGCGTTGGAGAAGTAGAACGAGTTGTGAGTAACCGTTCCGTCACCCAGTACGAAGCGATGGTCGCCATCGGTGGTGATCGAGACATATTCCCCTTCGCCAACAGGCGTGATCTTCAACGACGATACCACCGTAGGGTGAACACCATCGATAGTTCCCCAGTCTTTGTGTGACGTCTTGGTAGACCAGTCGGTTTGGACCTTTTTACGGGCTATTTTCACGGGGATTCGATCCAGTTCGCCAGAAATAGTTACACACCACGACGAATAGTCACGCCCTAACGCCTTACAATACCGCGTTCCACCGCCCATTCGCGTACAGAAGCCAAGACTGTCGGCCAGGTTCTTCACGTCACACACCAGCTGGTAGTTCGCGTTACCGAAGTGATAGCCACCCTGCCAGTAGTTACCGTCGGAATCGATCAACCCAGCCAACACCTGGAGGCGGACTGCTTCGCTGTTGACGAGATACTGCTCTGGAATGTGTTTATTGTAAAGCAGGTTGTAGCCCTTCAACACCCTTTCAATCGGGTTACGCTTACCACGACCCCGAACGCCGACTCCAAGCGTCACGACAAGCCCCTTTTGGCTGTAGCGAAGCCCCGTGCGCTCGGCGTAGCCGCGGAGATATTCACGCACTTCAGGGTCGGCGGTGGTGATCTTCTGGTTGTTGGAGTTGCCGTCACCTAACCAGTACCCCAAGAAATACGGCTCCAACGTCACAGGCCGTGCTGGATATTGTACCGCTACCTTGAAACCACGATAACGTTCCTTGATCCAGTTGGGGGTCTTACTTAACAGGGTCGGTATATCAATGTCCACTATCCGCTTCGACGCTGTATCGATGGAGCCGTTGCGGTCCTTTTCGATCAGCGTACAAATGTGACGCGAATTGACCGTGTAACTATCACCGCGCGACTGGTCGATACGGTACATCGTGGAATCGTGACCGCGGTGCGTAGCTACCACACGGCGTGGTGTAGAGTTGATACCCATCAACAGATCGCCAACCGCAACGTCTTCAACCTTCTTGATAGTTCCGTCGTACATCCTCACGGGTGTTCCAACAGCCTCACATTTCCCGTGGTCACGCGCAGCGTTGATACACAGTTTCTTGTGCTGGTGAACTAAATCGCCCCACTCCAGGTGGTGCCACGATAGTTGAAAGTCAGGGATAACAGAAGTGATGAAATACGTCAAATTGGCACACCGCAGCGTGTCTTCCACCACGGCAGAAATATTCTCTTCATAGCGCGGCTTAAAGTCGATCGACGCGTCACCTGTGTACATCACCTTGTAGGTGTCTTCCATCAACGCCGCGAATATATCATCAACATCGTGTGAGTCGCCACTCATCAACTCATTCAGTCCACGCTCATCCAACCCCTCGATTATTTCATCAACGAGGTCCAGGCACGCCAAACGGTGCGTCACCGACGGCGATATAATAGTGTCTAAACCCATATCTGTACCTTAAAAGGCAACGCCGGAAGGGTTTTTAATCCCTCCGGCATTACCCGTCATACAACAAAACTCATCTCTTCACCTCCAGCGCCGTGGTGAGGTATTTCTCCATCTCGAGCGATTCACGCTGGTAGACTTCCTCGGGGTAGTCTTCCAGCAACAACCGCTTATAGCCTTCAACGGCATTACCCAGTAGCTGGGCGAGTTGTATGATTTTAGCCTTGTAGACCGCCGCGCGGTCATCGGGGCTGAAGGTGAAGCAGAATTTTGTCTTGTTAGCGTCGAAGAATTTGACGTAGTTAAACGCGCTGAGCGTTTCAAGTAGTTCGAGTGCCGTGCGGTGCGACAGCGTTGTCTTTTTGACTACCTCGGTACGTGTGTAAGGCCGCTGGGCCGACATTTCAAGTTCCAGATGGTCCTTATTCAGAATACGAAGCAATTCGAGAGCCTTGGTGAAAGCCAATTGGCGATTTTCGTCTTGCTCGGTGAACTTTTGTGCCGCTGCTACCTCCTCGGGCGTTTGAGCGGCTTGTTTCTTATCTGCCATTTTGTTTTACGGTTTCTCGTTTTATAGTTGGAAATAATTCTCCCGTAAACCGAACCATCGTACGCTGGAGATGGGCAAAAATATCTTCCGGTTTGAGGTGGAGTTCTTGTAACAACACCCGTTTCATCGTAATCAGTCCCTCGGTGTCAGGCAGACGATACACAACGTCGAAATTGTATTTTCCGTCGTGAGGATCGCGATAAATGGTGACGATCTTCACCTCGATGATTTCGATAGGTCCTTCTTCGCCCGTGATAATGTAACGCGAATCGCCAATTTGAGGGAGAATGTTGCCCTTAACGCGAATTGCCTTTCCGTTCTGGTTGACGTCGCGCGGGGGGGTTACACGTTTTTGCTTCGAAGTGGTTTTCTTGACGCGATTATAGTCTTTGTTCTCCAGCCAAACCTGCGCCGCCAATTTATCGAGATCAGGGATAGTGACGGAGGTGGGGACGTAACGATATCTGATCGTTGACTTCACGCCTTCGCGTTGGATAATACCCACGCTGGAAAGTACTTTGAACAGCGCCGGCGATACCTTGGGGCTGATGCCGTTCTTAGTGAGGATAGCGCCAAACGACGCGCCAGGTTCCATCACACTAACCCATTTGTTGAGCGAACGTTCTAAGATGTCGGCAATGGCCGCCTTGACGCCTTTTTCGAAAAGTTCTTGTTTCATCGTTGTACAGTTTTGTTGTTAGACACACTGTATAACGTTGGCGGCTTTGTTATTTGGCGCACTGGAACTCGAAAAAGTCGTTACCGCGGCGGCGTTTCTTACGCTCGGTGGCGGTAATTTCGCCTTCAGCTCTCAACCGCTGGACACAGTATCGAAAATACTCGGCTGTGGCTTCAACGTCGTTCATCGCGCCGTGAGCGTCTGTGAGGCGGATGCCGGCGCGTTCACACGTAGCACCAAGTGTCATTTTCTCGTCACCCGTCAAGCCGTACATCATTTTGGAAAAGTACATCGTGTCCAGCGTCTGTTCTTGGATGTAGGTGAATAGGTCGTATTTCCGTCCATAGGATGAATATTCAAACGCCGCCGATAACATCGCCACGTCGAACATCACGTTGTGACCCACACCTATCAGGCGGCGCTGCTCTTTGCCCTTGGCGTCGGAGAAATTTTGAGTACAGAACCGCCCCAGTGCTTCGATAAACGCATCCAACTCCATACCTCGGTTCACCTCAGCCATATTGACCATGGTCTTAGAAATGGATTCTTTCGTTATTTGGAGACCATTGTACGGCTTTACGTAGGTTTCCCAGCGGTCTACCTCTTTCAGGGTGTTAAAGTCTAAAACAACGGCTGCAAACGACGTTATGGGGTTTTGAGTGGGATCGAGACCTCCAGTTTCCGTGTCGAAACACAAGAAATTACTTTTCTTCATATCATTTCGGTTTTACGTAGTAACGCTGTAAGAAAACCACCCCACCGCAGTGATGCAGAGGGGTGGCGGCGTTTAATCTATTGAACTTATGAATGCCCCTCTTTTTGAGGTTGTAAAAATCGGGGTGATATTTCACACCCCGCACCCGAGTTGCCGTTCCTATTTACACTCCCGAAACTGCCGACAATGGGCGAACTGCCACAACATTCCGTCGGGTGAAAAGTTGATCTGGAAGGGTTCGAACCTCCAATACGAGAACCAAAATCTCGTGTGTTGCCCATTACACCACAGATCAAGATAAGGGGCCGCGACGTATCGCTTATACTCTTGCCCCTTGGTAGAGTCTGTCTCCTCCGCTCCGGCGCTCGCCTATGAGGAAGTCTGCGTTGCTGCCTTGGAGACATTTTGAGTAACGAAGTAACGCCAATTCATCGGAAAAGAATCTACACTACAAACTCGTCTCAACTGGCATGTTAAGCGGCGTTACGCTCGTTACGATTAGTATAACGTTGGCGTGAAAAAAAAGTAACGAAAAAAATCCGCCAGGGCAAACCACCTCCCTGACGGACTGCGAAAGCAACCTTGTTGTTTGTTACGGTGTTATTTCTTGCCTTTGGCCTCGTCGAACACCTTGAACGAGTATGCGGGCTTGAAGGCGATGGACCTGTATCCACGGCATTCCACCTTCTCGCCCGTCAGGGGATTGTGCCCCGGGCGCGGAGCGGCCACCTTCTGAACGAATCGGCCAACGCCGCCGATAACGATGTCTTCACCTTTGTCCCTCACCTCTTCGGTAAGAATGCCTTCGAGAGCACGGACGAACTTAATCGCCTCGGCCTTGGTGCTGCCGGTACGCTCGGCGAGCGCCTTGTAAAGATCTTGCACTTTCATTGTACGATAATTTGATTGTTGATAAATATGGGGTTTTGATTAAACCTTTGCTTTGACGACTTCGATGCCCAGTTCCACCAACTGGTCACGTATGGAATTCCACGCTGCGTCGCGGGCCGCTTCGTTGACCCACCACTCGGTGACGTTATCACCTTCGGCGGCTGACGTGTCGCGATTGAGGATGATGCCGAACTCATATCGCATTGAATCATCATTCCAGCGCTCTACACGATCTATCGAACGCACATAGACCCACGGTACCATCGACTGACCAACCTCGATAAAAACGGCACTCAAACGCTTTTTCTTCGTGAGGTCTTCGGCGGCAGCCAGAAAATCCGTCAACGACATATCGTAATCAACACCATCGTCGGCGTTACGTTCAGCGTCGTACGGCTTGGGCTTTATCGTGACGGGTTCACCGCCAAAAAGCGGAAGCCCATCAGAGCCGCGTGGTATTTTGTGAGCCTTTGCGGGCTGTTCTTGTTCGTCAATCTTCGACGTGTGGACCTTTACCATCGTGTTTCACCATTTTGATGTATCCAGCCTTCACTAACTTACGAACGGCGTTTCGCTCGTTGAGGGCCTGTAAGTAAACGCAGTCGGGATCGTATTGGACTTTCACCGAACGACGCGTGGTGGGTTGCCCCGTAGTGACGTCAAGTTCAAGCGTGGTTTCAGTCCCAATCTCCCGGCACGCCCCGGTTTTATAGTTGAACTCGTACAACCTCATACCCGGAAGGCGTATAGCCGACCCCAGATAACGTTGTTCCTGCTTTTGACGCTCTAACTGCTCGACACGGGTGCGTTCGGCGTCCTGTTGGTCAAAATAGTTGCCTAAACGAAAGAACTCTGCCATGGCGTTATAAGATGCTTGAAAATCCACGAGCGATGCCGTCCAGTACGTCGACCGTGAAGCGATGAAGTATTTTGGGATTCTCGGCCTGATACTGCCAGTACGGAACTTGTCCACCGACGCCTTCGTCCCGCAGCGGACACTGCATCATCGCAAATCGCATCGTGTAGTCGGGTTTGGCTGTTGAAAGTTTGCCCCAGCCGCGAACCTCAACATCCAAGAAGTGAGCGTACCGCCCGTTGCAGATAACGGGTGACCGCAGTTCGGGAGCCAACTTTATGCGTTCGGCAATCATCGCCAACTGAACGTCTCGTGACGCCATTTGGACGGTGAATGTTCGTACGTTACGCACGTTGGTGTGACTGAGCCACTCGTCGTGGATGATCTCGGCCGGGTTAGGCAAGTGCTGAAGCACGGCGACGTAGACGTCTTGAGGGATGAGTTGGTCTTCACGCGGCGATATGCGGAATCCCTCAGGGAAGCGGCGGCGGAGTTCTTCTTCAACCAAGCGGTCGGTGATAGCTTCAACGCCGTCGGCGTATATCCACCTCATAAGGCGGCGAAATAAACGTTTCATCATTGCGTTATCTTTTTTTGACCGTTATGCGGTATCCGCTGTAGGTAGTAACGGTGAATTCGCTACCGTTGTAACCGACAGCCGCAGCACGGAGGGCGTAGTCTTCGGCAACTTTGGCGAACTCGTCGAAGACAGCCAGTTTGCGCTGGGCACACTGCTGAAGGTTGGTCATGCGACACCGTAAGGCTTCGTCGGCTTTACGGATTTTGGTGGTGGGGCGGTTGTCTTCCAGCGTGAGGCGGAATCCCACGCCATCACCAACGGTCAGCGCCCGGATGTCCAATTGTTCGCCAATGACGCGCTGGCCTAAATCGTAGCACACGGCTTGCATTTTGCGGGCCAGTGCTTGAATTTTCGGTTCTTGTTGTTCTTTTGCTTCCATTTTTCGTGTTATGTTGTTGGTTTTCAACCTCAATAACGTTGGCGATCTGGTGTAGTGCTTTGGCGTTTGTGAACACGCGTGTGTCGAAGAGACGATGTTTGGCGTTTGTGGCTTGTGTTCTCTCGTACGTAAGCACACATGCGCGCGTATGCGCGCCGTCAGCGGAGAGAATCGGAGCTGACGTTGAGTGGAAAGAAAGAGTGTTTTTTCTTTCTTTTCACCGGAAAGCAGGGGTAGGGGGATTATAGGGGATAAATGAAAGGGGGTTGCAGGGGGGAAACCATCAGGGGGAGAAAGGGGGAAGGGGAAATCTCCAAAATCCCTCTGTTGGAGATCTCTAAAAGCGAAATTTTACAACAGTGTGGAATAAATCGTCAATAGCAGCGTTAACGACAGTTTTTACGCCAATCGTTTTTAGGCGATTTGGCGATCTAAAATCTCACAGGTGAGGTAGGTGTACCAGAAACAGATTATCGGCAGAATACAAGAGCAAGAGAGCCGCCCCCATCAATCAGGGGTGGCTCTCTGCAGTAGACGAAACGACGTAGCGTTACGATACGGGCTTCTTCTCGGCGTCCAGCACGACTTCAGCGTCTTGGACCTTGTCGTTGAGGTCTACGACGTCTGCTTTACCGCCGCCGGCCGGAATGTCGATGCGTGAAAGTCCTACGCGACTCCCCAGCATCTTACCCAGCGCGGCAGCCAAATTGGCCATCGGGGCGTCGGTGGGGACAGCGGTGTCTTCCTCTTCGTCGTCGTCGGGAATACCGTGTTGGCGCTGATATTCCTTCGACATCGCCTGGAAACGATCGTGGTACTCGTTCAACGTGTCCTCAGGGTCGCGCTGGAGATGGCCTTCATCGGCCAACGTAGCCAGCAGCGGTACGTTGATGGCGCAGAGTTTCTCGATGATGAACGTACCGACGCCAAACACGTTGGCTAACAGCATACCGTCCGTTCGACGATACGTTGCGGCCATAAGATCACGATCGACCAACACGAACTGGTCCTTGAGTTCGCGCGGATTCAGCGTCGGTACGTGGCGCAGGAGTTCCTCGACGCCGATGCCGCAGTGGGAGTAGCGTTCGTTGACGATCTTCAGGATCATCCGTTCGATCACCAGCAGTTCCGTGTCCAGCGCGCGGCCGTACTGCTCCAGTGTCGTAACGCCATTGGCCGTCAGCGACAGCGTGTTGTCGTCAACACAGAACTCCGTCAGACCGTTCTCGCTGCATTCTACGGACAGCCGCCGGATGTAGTCGCGAAGATGTTCATCTTCGTGGAGGTCGATCAGTGAGCGGCACACCAAGTTGGCGTCCAACATCTCCCCCAGCCAATCACGCGCTGCGCCATACGGAACGCACAGTTCGTCGATGCCTGTAAACGGCAGCGGGCCTTCCTCGACGTTGAGGATAACAGGACGATCCGCAGCGGCAGAGGCCATGGCGTACAGGAACAGAACCTGCGCTTTGGTCGTTTGGAGATTTTCAGTCACAGCCAGCGGTCCCGCGGCATTGAATACAGTTTTCGTTTCCATTTTTTGTTTTGCTATTTGAGTGAAAAAATTGGGTGAATTTTCGTTACTTGGCGGCCTCGGTTTCGAATGCCCGTAGCAGTTCACGCGTGTCGGCGATACGCTCACACAACCGCATGACTTCTTCGTCGGTGGCGCCCTCCTTGGCGCGGTTGAGCGATTTGACCTGGTCACGGTACAGGGCTACCTGTACGCGAATGGCTTCTTTGGAATGGTTCTTTGCGTAGTCACGGGCTGTGGCCATGGCTGTAGCGCGGGTTACTCGATTAGGTGCCATAATGTGTTGTATTTGAAAGTTAGATTTCAATTTCGATTTTCTCGAACATCACGCGCTGAGGATCAAAATCGCCAAACGTCGTAGTGACGCGATACCACACGCTGTTGGCTAAATCGTCGGTGATGTGCGGCATTTTGACGGCTGTGCGCTCTTGACCGCCAAGGAACAAAGTGGTGGCGATATTGTAACCGCCCATCGCGAATCTAACAGCCATGAGGCGACGTTCTTCGATCTTTTGGCGCTCAGCGGGCTTCATATCACGCAGGTCGCTGTTTTCAGCAGCGTTGAGGATGTACAAATCGACAGTTTTCATTTTCGTCCGTAGTCGTGGGCTGATTCGTAAGCCGTCCAGGCGGCTTCAAAGTCCTCCAGCCCGAGGTTTTGCATTTTAACGTTGGCGGTGCTGATGGCAGTCGCGATCTCACTAACGGCGGCCCGGTGTACCAGCATAGCCTCTTTAAGCGATTTGAGGCGGTCGCCCAACATCAACAGGCCCATCCACGCATACCGCACGACCTGCGCGTTTACGTCGTCGCACGAAAAGCGGCCATAATTCTCAAGCGACGTCACCAGTACGGGGTTGCCGTTATCGTCATCGAGATAGAACGTCAGCGTGGATTTTTGGTCGATGTCTCCACGGCCATCAAGCAACCCAAACGTCACTGAGCCTGGCGACGTGCGTGAAACACGCCAATCCGTGCAGTTGCGGTTTTCGACGAGGAATTTGTCCAACGCCTTTTGGAACTTCAGGTTGGCTTCATCCATTTTACGATTGGAGCCGTTGACGGCCATCTCCAGACGCGCAACGGCCACTTTACCAGCGTTCGAAGAGCGATATGCGTTCATGATACGGAACCGGAGGTAGTTGCGCCGAGCGTCTTCGAACAGTCGCTCCATATTGTTCAGGTACTCAACCATCGCCCGCTTCGATTTCTGGTAGACGCCCGGCTGGAACGAATTGCCGCCCATCGACTGGAAGGCCAGATCGTATGCCTTTTGAGCCTTGAATTCGGGTTCGGGGTTGACGCCGTTGAGGCGTGCTTCGTACTCACACCAATCTTCACGCCGCTTGAAGACGTCGATTATGGCGTCCATCACGGCCTCCTTGGTCTTGAATTTGTTGATACGGTACATTTTCATCGTGTTATTTGTTTTGCGGTTTTGACTATTTTACTTGGCGGGATAGGCGTTGATGGCGTCGGCCAGGCGCTCCTCATTCTTGGGGCTCTTCAGGCTGAATGGGCTCTTTAGCCCACTTCCTCCATGCGGCGTTTTCGTCGGCGCGAAGCATCAACACGTCGCCCGTACCGTTACCCCACCAGTCGTTGCAGTGCGAGAGGTGAATGCCGGCCTGGTTACCATGAGCAGAGCACATTTTCTTGTAAATCGAACGGAACATCGTCGATACCTGCCGACCGCTGAAATGGCCGCCTTGTTTAGCGTCGTTGGTAATGTAGATTTCGGCGTCGGCGGGGATGATGTCGCCTAACTTTTCGTCTACGAATTCAGCTGTGGCGTTGCCCCAATAGCCGTGTTTGATAGTGTCCTTGAGGAGTTGCTGTTCGTCGGCGGTCAGAACCTTTACAATTTCGCGGATAGTTTCAATAGTTGCTTTCATAATTTTGAGTGTTTAGTTTTCTTTTCCAAGAGCAAAATTAGTAACTTTTCTCCAATCTACAAAATATTTTGGAGAAAATTTTTTTCAACTTTTTACCAACATCCTCCAAAACGTCACACAAGCGAATATATCGTCATCGCCAATAACGCCAAAACTACACCCCAAGCCATAAAATAAAGGAAGTTGACGACCACACGGACCGCCAACCTCAGTATATACACCAACAGTTTCATCACGGTTTGAATAGCATTTTGTTACATTTAGGACAGCGGAGCAGCACCTTGGGGAGGTAGCGCTGTTCGAGTGCTCCGCGTATGAATATACGCGTCTGAGCGTAGGTTAGGGGGATTCGTTCACCGCACTCACACGTCAGCGTCACCTCAACGGTGTACTTACCCTCACCCGCCGTTTCATCAAAGTACAGGCGGTCAGGGAATTCGCGAAACTCCAACACGCCGTTGGCGTTACGTGTCCACGAGTTGACACGCTCTTTCCCGAACCCCATATCCATCGTGATGGAGTACCCCTTGGTGTTGGCGAGAAATTCCGGTGTTAAACAGATTTGGGTGTCGTGAGGACGCGCGGGGTCTGCGCTGGGTACAGTGTAACACCCGTAACGGCGCATTTCTTCGCTGAGCCGCGGGTCATCGTAGTTACGTTCTTCGTTCATATCGTTTCCAAGATTTTTAGTTAAATAACGTTCCGTTGGCGTATTTCATCACCCAGGCCGTCGATTCCAACAGGTAGTCACCTTCGCGGGCCATATCCACCAGCCGCCAATACTGGGGAAATACGCGGCCCGTAGGGTCTTCACCCGTGGTTGAGTTGTAGCGTACCTCCATACGCGTTTTACCAAAGTCGCGGAACCCCAACCGCGCAGCCCGGAAGTGGTTTTCATCATCCACACTCGCCAACGTCACTGAAATAGAATTCACCAAGGGTGCTATTTTCAGTAACGCCTCCGTGTCGGGGAACCCGGTGAAGAGTTTGATAAGGACGTTGCGGTTGGCGTCACGCAGTTCGCGGACGATTTCGATAACACGTTGGGGATAGTTCATCGGTTCACCACCGATAATCTGTACCACAGGGAACGATGACCCGATGGTTCGGCCCGTACCGATGCACACTTTGCCCTGCTTTACCCACAGTTCACGAGCCGCCGCCAACACCTTCATTCCATAGGCATCAACAGGCAGTTCGTCAACGATCAACCGACACACATGCCCTGTGTAGTTCATCACCGTATAAGTTTCAAGAACAGTTCCACTGCGCCCCAGCACATCACCGCGATGGCTACACACCCCATCGCCAACTCTAACTTTTGGACCCACGACAGCGGGTTAATCTCCAAATCGCGATCGTATTCACGCTTGGCGCGTTGTACTTTGGCCCTGAGGTACGCTAACCGCGGATCGCCGTTAGCGGTTGAGATGTCCCAGCGGACGTTCTTACGGTACAATTCAATAATCGTTTCGTCGCGCCAACACGCGAAATGGACAGGCCATAATTTGCTAAACGATACGCCGTCGATGAAATATTGCTCACCGTCGCTGTCTTGCGTGACGCTGGTGATGATGACGCGGCGTTGGAGGTAGGTCTTGATGAGTTTGTCCTCTTGTGAGGGATTTGCGTTTTGAGCTCTCATTTTACTATCGGTTTTTACTATGGCGAATAACGCGCTTGGTTTCACTTGGTGTTTCATCCAACCCACGGTTGTAGGGTGCGTCGGTGATTTCACTGAAGGGATAGGGTACAGGCATCGTGTTTAATTCCGCGCGGCTGGTTGGTTCTTTCCAAGAGCGAACTTTGCGTCCTGGTACGTGTTTCAAAACGTTGGGTGGAATGAGGTCCTTTGGCGGTTCGTACGCTGGAACTGGCGGCGGAGGCGGTACGACAGGCGCTGACTTACGAGGTCGTCGTTGCTTGTCCGTATTCGCGTTGGCGGTGACGATTTTAGTCGCTTTCTTACGCTCACGGAGCAACCCCTTTCGTGAAGCCGTAGAACGAACTGTAGCGATCGACAACCCCCATTTAGCACAAAACGCCTTAATATCCATCGTGGCGTAAGTTTCGATGAGTTCTCGTAAAGCGTCGCTGCCTTCGATAAGAACTGATGGTTTACCAGCAATTCGCGACATATCACAGGTAGGTTAAGGTGGTGTTGTATTTAACACGTTCTTCATTCAAGAGAGCCAACAGACGCTCTTCAGAACGCGACGACGATCCTTCGTAGTGATACTCGTCGAGTGTGAGTTCTACTTCAGCGTCGTTGTGTACGGGATAACCGCGGCCGCGCGCTATCAGCTGGCGTTCAGTCTTAGCGCGTTGGCGGCGAACATCCTCGATTTGGCGTATAATATCATCCTTGGTCATCACCGTGTGAGTTTTAACATCCAATCACGGAAGATATACGGGGTGTTTGGTTCGCGTTCGATGATGAGGCCAGTGCGTAAGTTGCGCAGTTCGTACGTGGGGAACTCGGCTTCAACATCGCCGCCAACGATAAGGCACGTGTCTTCGCCTTTTCCAGCACCTTCGTACATTTCATCCAACAACCCAATAGGGTCGTCGTTGGCGTCGTCGTACACCACGGCGTACAGCGTGTGGAATTCTTCCTCGGTAAAGTCAACGCCCGTATAGGCGGCTATCTCGTCCCACGTCTTTACCTTTACGCGGGTGCCGATACGAAACAGCGGATTCATTTCTGCGCTTGATTAGGACCTTCAGGGTCGAGGTCGATAATAAGATTCTGCATTTTGTGGAGGTTGTAACGCACGAAAACCTCTTTAGCTATCAGCGTTTGGCGATACGCCTCAACGAGCGCCAAACGTAAATCTTCCAACTGCTCGCCGTTGATGGCCGCGTCGGCCAGAACTTTTCCTTCGAGGTCGGTGATGTTGATAATTACAGCCGAACCGTTGTACGCGTTACCGCTTACGTGCGTAAGCGTGTCCAACGTCTTCATTACGGCCTCAGCGGACTGGGCGTAGGCCTTACGTTTCTCGGCCAGGAACTGTTTGAGGGTCTTGGATTTCATTTCGATATACGATTTTAGTTCTACAATCTTACGACGGCGGCCAAATAGGCTTCAGCCTCGGTAACGCTGGGCGTTTCAGCGTCGTAGCCAGCGGCATACGCGGCGGCGATAATCATTTCACGTGTCATAGGGCTACCGACGGTTTAAGCGTTCAATAATCCGGTTAATCACATACCCGCCATACCCAATAACGAGCAGTCCGCACAGTTTCGTCAAGCCGTCACCGTACCACACCAAGTTGACGCCAACGAACGCTATCACGACGACGATTATAACTAACATCCACGCAGCGCGTTCTTCCAGCTGTTTACGATTCTTGTCCATTTTTCCAAGCAATTTTTAGAACATCGAAACCATCAATCCAACAACAGCCACCGTTCCGGCTACCAGTCCCACCACCATCAGTACGCGGGCTACCATTTCAAGAGCAGAGATAAGATTAAAGCGTTTCATAGTTCGTAGTGTTTAGTTTCATTTTCCACTACAAAGGTAGTATAAATCTCCAAGACTTCAAAGAGAATCACGAAAAATCTTCCAAGAAAAGTGAACTTTTTTCGTAAACCGCCAACAAAATACCCCAGCTAACGGGGTGAAGATGTTAGCTGGGGAGTTGTAAAACGAATAGTTATACCGCCTCACGGCGTCATGTAGTATAACGTTGTTAGATGAACTTACGAGCGATCCACTGGATGTATTCGTGTTCGACCATCGAACGCTCGGTATCGCCGCGGTGTCCCTTTTGCTCACAGATATACGCCCGTTTAGCGATCTCGTAGCAGGTGTCGTTACTCATTTGTTCCATCATCCACTGGTAGGCGTCAAACGTTTCGTCGTGGATGATATTAGTCACCATGGCGCTGGAGTCGTGAAGGTCGATCGCGACCAACGGAGTGCAAGGGTTGTGTGAACGTTTAGGGAACAACATCAACCACTTACGGTACGCACCTTCGTTGTACTGCTCGATGCCGCGGGTGACGATAATGCCGTTGGAAAGACACTCACGGTGACGCTTATATGCCTTGTACGCTCGCTTGTGTATACGCTGTACTACCTCGTTCCACGACATTTCGTCAGGGGTGATTTTCTCTAACCCCAACAGGTAGCGACACCAAAAGAACGACGGACGGTATTCCCACCACGTTACAACGACAATAGCCAGCGCACACGCCAGTGCGGCGAATAGGGTGAATTTATCCTCCATATTGGTCTTGAATTCTCGTTATCGCGAAGCGAACGTCACCTTGTACCACCCTGCGCCTGCAACGGCCACAAATCGCGTGTTACGATCCTTCTCGTCGAGGGAGATGTACACCGCTGCTGACGTATTAGCGAACGCCGGCACCAACTCCACACCAACGCGCGTTTTCACAGCAGCCATCGTCACTGCAGACACCTTCTCCACCGCGGTGTCTTCGCGTACGTCGAAACCCAACGCGCGGATTGCACCCATCACGTAGTCCGACTGGTCAACACGACGCTGTAAGGTTTCCATCATCGCTGCGTGGTCGTTCTTGAATTCAGCGAACGAGCGGACCTCGGTGCTTTCGTGCACGAAATTACCAACCGTGTTTTCACCGATCACCACTATATGGCGCACGCGGTTGTACGTCCCACTCGCCACGGGCACTACTGCAGACACGTTCCAACCGATGGCCGCCACCTTGGTACGAATGTAGTCGAGGCGCTCTTCCTTTTCACGATCGAGGTTCACCAGTACGTCAGCCTCTGCGGCGGAGATCAGTTCGATGGGCTGGCCGTTCCACTTTGATTTGAAGTCTTGAATTTCCATCACTTCTTGAATTTAGATTTTTGCTTTTTGTTGAACTTGTGCTGCGGGACACGTCCTTCCTCGCGGGTGAGTTCGTGATCGTCGTCAGCTGTCTTATTAAACTTTGAACGCCAGAAATCGACGTCAGCTGCAGCACGTTGTTTAGGACCTTCCAACGTCTCACGCTGCTGACGTATACGCTGGAGGAACAGCTGCTTTATGGCCTCGCCTGAAGCGCGTTCTTCGGGGGTGAGGGGTTCGGCCTTGACGTCTTCAACCTCATCGATGCCGCTGACGGCGTGGTTGTGCTGGATGCGGTTGAAATCGTAGTTCATCGTAGACGGATATTCCATCTCGGCCTCAGGATCATATTCCTCGTTAGCGGGCATAAAGCGGGCATAATACGAGTTGTGCAGTCCGGCGATGAGTTTCGGTAGACTCCAGTTCATGCGCGCAGCCACACGGCCAAGGATTATCTCCTTGAGGTTGATCGACTTATAGATGGTTTGTTGGATATGAAGGCGAATTTCAGTTTCGACGTTGACGTCGATGGCGCCGTTGATGAATATTTGGTCGCCTTCAGCCTCTTTACGGATCTGTTCCAGCGTCCGGAGCATCGCGTTATAAGCGTCCGTGCTGTTCAGGGCCTTATACCGCAGTTTCATCTGCGTGTACATCCAGCTAAGTTCTTCAAGACGAGGGCGTTTTGAGTAGAGACGTACGTCCTGGACGCGGTTACGGAATTCTTCGCGGCGTTTTTCAATGTCGGTGATGTAGTGCTTTAATACGTCCTGCACGTACGAAAGTTCTACCTGTATTTCACGACTTTCAGCCAAAATACGAACCACCTCCTTGGGGGTGAACATTTTCCCTAAAAGTTCCTTAATATCTTCGGCCAGCGAAACGTCATTCATCCGTAAGGCGTCGTGCTCTGCCTTTTGTTGGCGGTGACGACGATATGCCAAATCGTAGCTTCCGCGTGCAGTGGCCAAAAGGCGATTGGCGGCCAACTGCGCTTTACGGCGTGCGATGTAGATTTCACGTATCTCTTCTTGTTCGCTGGTGGAGAGGTGCTTGATGGTTTCGTTGAGTTTCTTGGGGAACCACATAAGGTGGATTTCCGTGCCGTCGGAAGCTAATAGGTGGATGCGTTTGAGGGTATTCGATTCCTTGAGTACCAAATATTTCTTCCAAGCCACAGGATCAACGACTTCCGATGGAATTTCAGCGTTCAAAACCTCTTTTATGTCTTTTTCCATTGCGTTGTACGGTGAATAGGTTTGGGGATTAATAACTGTTGGCGGTTGTTTTCTTCTATTGTGAGGGGCTATTTCTTTGAAATTTGCGGTGTTGGAAATAACGGCGGTGCTACCTCATCGCGATAATCTACAAAGGCCCAACGGTTGAATTCATTACTCAACGCGCCAAGCAACTCACGATCTCGCCAAATGTTATTACGAACCGGAAAGGGCTGGCGACGCATACGTTTGGGGACGATGCCGTAGTTAACCGTGTTGCGGGCTATGCCTTCACTAACCTTTACAGCATCGGGCACAGTCAAACTGAACGCCTGACCCGCGTCCTCAGGGTAGAGAACAGGGATCAGGAGTCCATCGCGTGTTTTATAGATTTCGTATTTCATTCAGTGCACTTTTTCTCGTAGAACAACCGCCAACGCCAATACGGCATATAGTCGTTAAGTGTATCAACGTTCACGATCTGTCCGCAATACGGACAACACACGCGGTCAGGTTCTACCAACGACTTAGGTGAGGTTATTTCTGTGCGCGCGAATATGAACTTTGCACCACACATTTTGCAACGCTTTTTGTAAAGGGGGTTGTCGTAGTAGGTTTTACGACGCGACGCTTTGTCGTATTGTTTTAGACACCCTTTTTTAAGAGTTATCATCGCTTTTCTTTATTACGTTCTCTGAATAACACCCAACGCAGTTTATTCGCCAACACCTGTCACTGTCATATCTTCTGTTGTTTCTTTTTACGTTGATACGCCATCCTGATGTTTTGGCCTGTGAGTTGGGCATATTCCGCTTTCGTTACCTCGCGACAGTCGGCAGGTATTTTGGCGCGTCCTGTTTCAACCATCCATTCCGAGACGGCGAAACCGAACTCCGACCCTACGATTTTGATGTTGGCCTCAATCTCCACGCGTATGCCGGCGAAATAGTCCGTGTAACCGATGATGGCGTTCACCTCGTTGCGGCTCACACGTGGTAGGCGTTGTAATTCACGCTCAACGGCGCGTCCTGCTTCAGTGGACGTATTAGGACGGTACTGATGCGCCAACGGCGAACCGTCCAATCGCCAAACGTTAGGATCAGGCGTTTCAGTGAACTCAATCGCGCTGATACCACCAGCCCAAAGCAGCCGTGGTGGACGGTAACTCACACCGCCAAAGCCCTTCATCGCTGCGCGTGCAGCGTTCAGAGCCTCCATACGGCGGTGCGCCAACGCGAATATAGCGTCATAGGTCGCCGTTCCCGGCGGCGTAACATAATATATCATCCGTTCGTCTTTCATGGTCTTTTATCGTGTTTCTTTTTCCATCGCCACCATCGCGTACATCAACGCTCCGTACACAGCTTGTAACGCTGACGGTGCCGGAAACAACGAGCGGTTACGATTCATCGCTACCATTACACGGTCATCGTCCAAACGCTCAAAGCGCACATCACCATATTTCAGTAGTTCCAACAGTACGTCTTCAAACGTCAACGCTGGCTGATAGGTGTATCCCTTACAGTTGGCGAAGGCTGCGGCGGCGTTTACCGTCAACAGCCCGCTGGTGCGGTGACGATTCGACAAAATGAAGCCCAGCTGTTTGACAGGCTTCATGCCGCGATTCAAGAGTCTTGCTGAAGCAGCGGCGGGTAATACGTCGCGACCGATAAACGGCGTACAATGGGCCTGGCGCGATCCGTAGTGTACAGGTTGGTCGTCGATGGGTTCAGGTACGCGCTGGAGAGCAGCTTCCAAGGCTTCGCGCGGTGCTATTTCAGTAACGCCTTCAGTGATGTACCACTGACCCTCCAAACGGCTGGGTTGACGGTCGAAATAGTGTATCGTACCGTCAGCATCGGCGGCGTACCATCCGGGCTTGACGACGAAACTATGAGCCGTATTGGCGCGTCGTAGAGCCATGGCTTCGCCTACCTTCAACGGATAGCCGTGAGTGAGTATCTCGGCGGCATAGGCGTCGATTTCTGTGGTTTTGGCGTCAGGTGCAAAGCACATCACGCCGCGGTTGTACAACGGGTGTACCTCGCTGATGATGTAACGGCCTGTGAGACTCTTAATCAACCAAGCCATATTCTTCGAATTTAGCAAAGAATTCTTTGGGCCAAATTATGTTATACGGTATAGGATCGGGAATCAAGAACGACCCCAGCACGCTGGCGAAGATTTCCGCAACCTCTTCGACGTTCCAACCTGCTATACCGCAACCGATCTTCGTTACGTAGAAACGCAGTTCAGGATGTGAGCGTGCGTAAAGGATGAAACTGCCACACGAACGTTCCAATTCGGAAGGTGAAACGCGCACTTTTTGGTATAACCGACGATTGCTGAAATCTTCTTCAACCTCGGTATACTCCATCGTCGGGATGGCGTAGCTTTGGCCTTGAGGACCTTCGGCTTGACCATTAACGGCGCCAAAACGTTTCAGTGCCACGAGAGCCGCACCGCCGCAGTGCTCGCCGTCGGTATTAGAACCGAACACGAAGACGCCATCGTCGGGGAGTTTCGCTAAATTATCGGGTGTAAATTCCATAGTTAGATTTCTTCGATTTCGTTGTTTTGGAGTTTTTTCTTGTGTTTCACAAGGTCTATAACGGTGGTACTGACGCCGTCTTCGCCAAGGAACTGAACACCGAGTTCGTTCTTTTCAGGGCGTATAGCTACCACACGGAATGGAATGCCCGCCGGGTGAGTGTATTTTCCGCCAACGCGGAAGAACCGCGCTTTACTTTTCTTGGTCATTGAGTTTGTCTATTTTGGTGGTTAATTTCGTCACCAGGTTGGTGAACTCTTCGATGATAGCGGCTTTTTCAGGCGTATATCCTTTGGCTTTTTCGTCAACGTGTTTGCATAACTCGTTGACCGTGGTTTTAAGGCGTTCAAGGCTGGTCTCAAACTGCAAAGCCTCAATTTTTGCCGTTGAAGCGTATTGGAGCCGGCAACCTACACCCTCGAAACAACCGCTCTCGCCTAACTTTCGCTTCACACAAAAGCCGGCTTCAGGCAACGGCGTCAGGTCTGAGAAATTGAGACGCATCACCCGCGCTTCATCCGGCGTGGTGTCGGTCACACGATACACGCCTATGATACGACCGTGATTTTCTGCATACAACAGGTCGTCAATATACAGCAGCGTGGGGACCTTATTCCAAGCGTCAAAATACTTGCGTTTGACGGCCATATTTTTCAGAATACCAGGTCGAACAGCTACAGCGCACATCACGATTTCCTCGGCACCCATGATCGGGATAGTGGGAGTAGCGGCTTCGTCACCGACGGCGATCACGTTGAAGACGTGAAGCGTAGGACGGTACACCCATTCTCTTCCAACAAGTTTCTCTTCCATTTTAGTTGTAGTTTTTGCGTAATTCATCCAGTTTGGCGACGTATACCTCCATCAACGCAGGATCACACGCCATACGGCGTTTCCATGCGTCAATACTCTCGGTAGCGGGCAGTACACTCGAATAGTCAGGCGAGGGGCTTTGGTCAGCCCACGAGCGCTGGGCGTCTTCCATCATATAGGCCACCAACTCCCACTCGTAAGGCGAATGGACCTCGGTGCGCAGGTACTCGTAGTGTACCAAGATTTCGATGGGGTCCTCGGTACGGAAGGCGAAGTCGGCGTTCGACGATTCAGAGAAGCCTCTCCCCCGGCCTATCAACCCCGACCGCAGCCACTGGTGATAAACGGGCTTTCCGGTTTCAGAGGTTCGTTTCAAAAGGTAATATAAACTCTTCATGATGTTGTTAGAATTTTCTGTTCTTAATAACGTTGGCGATTTGCCTTGGCGATGGTACGCCACGCGACGAATTACGTCGCGCCGGATGAGGTTCTATCGGTTCATCGGCGGTGTCTTCAATGCGGTCTTCGGCCTTGTTGAGTTCATCTTCGTGAGCCTTGGACTGAATATCTTCCTCGGAAGGGTTGGCTGAGGTCATAACTGATTTGATTTAATGGGACGTATATTAATGAGGTCTTGGCGCGGGTGATAGCCACATACGCCAAATTTCGTTCTTGTTCTAACTGCCACGGCTGTGTGGCGTACCGTGACGGGATGAGTTCTGGAGCCAGGAAGAACACGTTGTCGTTCTCCAGCCCCTTCGATTTGTGGATCGTCATGAGGAGTATGCCCTTGACGTCGTCGGTAAAAATTCCCTCGATTATTTCACGCAATTCGTCAACGGTATCGGCCTCAACGGCCAAGGCGCGGATAACCTCAATCTTCTCGTAGAGTTCTTCTACTTTGGGTGACGTTTCGGGTCTGTTCCACCCCTTTTTACGTAGTTTCTCCAAGAGTTTATCCACCTCCTCAGACATCAGTTTTTCCAACTGGTCGATGGTTCGCGCTCCGGTCTTGTCGATTAGGTCGATCAACCCGCGACCAATATCCTTACCTCGAATACTGGATTTGATCTTGTTCTTTAACAGCCACAGGTACACCTCTACCAGCGGGCGCAAGTTACGACAAATGATCCAGTCGCCGTCTTCAATATCGTTGAGCGATCCGACATACACCTCGCCTTCATGAGCGCGTTCGTACGGACGGATGTAGGGAACGTATTTCTCAGCCTCTTCAACGATACGTCGTCCACAGCGATAACATACCGACAACGGCATTTCAACGCTTTCGCCATTCAATGACGCCAACCGCGCATAGCTGTTAGCATCCGCACCCGCAAAACCGTATATTGCCTGACGGGGGTCACCAACGGTTATCAACCGTGAACGGCGATCCAAGGCCCGTTTTATGAGTTCGTGTTGAAGGAGCGACATGTCTTGGCTCTCGTCAACCATTATCACCTCATATTTACGGAATTTAATCGTGGGGTCGGTGACTGGAACGTACAACATATCGGTAAAGTCGAACTGAGTGCGGTCGGCCTGCGCCAGCGCAAAGGTCTCCAGTGCTAACTGCTTTTCGAGCGTACCGCAGTCGATGTCGTGATACTCACACAACGCCTCAATTTCGCCGATTTCAGGACGGCAAAGTGCTGTGCGCATCAGGTCTACTATCTTCGGGATAAGATAGTACAAATAGCCCTTTTTGCATCGCCTCAACAGTTCCTGAGTTTCAGGGTCACTGGCGTGACGCTTGAGGACTATTTCGATTTTGGTGAGTGTCTTGTTGGGGTTCATGGTGGCCTTATTACCGTATCGCCGTAAAAGCAATCGCCAACCGTAGCTGTGAAGCGTCATGATGTCCACGTTGGGACGCTTATTGCGGGCGATCAACTCTTTGACGATAGACGTATTGAAGGCCATAAAGATTATGGACTTACCGCGCGGGATGCGCTCTAAACACCCCAACAGCGTGGTGGTCTTACCACTACCAGCCACCGCATTCACGTTGATGTTGTGGTTGGTAGTGGCTACCTCGGTGTATATTGCTTGCTGATAGGGTGAGGGCTCGAAAGCCATAACAATCTTGTTTTACAATTCAATACTCGTTTATCCGCGAGTCGATGCCCAATATATCCACTTGACGCTTTTGTGGAACTGGAAATGGAGGGCTTTCTGGTTTTGAACGATGGCTTCCAATTTCGACAGCACCGCCGCTTTACCGCGGTTCATGTCCACCGACTCTGAGCGTATAAACGCTGTAACGTCGTACCCGACCACCTCGCAATAGTCAATCGACGCCACATTAGATTCTACCGAAGGGGTGAATTTGTTCACCAAGAACACCAACGGTTCCTGGCCGTACATCCAAACCTCCAACAGCGCAAAACCACTTTCGAGGATGGTGGTGATGATTTCAATCTTTCTTTCCATTGTGATAATCCTTTTTGATGTTTTTCAACAGTTTCTTCATTCTTACCAGCGCCCGGCTATAAAGGCTTTCAGTAACGTCGGGGTTGTCGGCCAAGAATTCTGACTTACGCTGACCACTGAGACGTGATAACGATATACGGCGTTCTAACTCAGTGAAGCCAAAATTATCAAAGGTTATTTCTATGTCGTTGATGTGGTCGGGGGTGCGCATCGACGGGTGCGATGACTCCATGCCGTCGGAAATTTCAGCGTGACGCGCCTTGAGGTTTTTCTTGTAGAGTGTGTAGAAATTACGAGCGATGGACTTGTTAAAATAGAAATAGAAATTCGCTCCCGGTAGGATGGTGAATTTCTCCAAGCATTTATCAAACATCGCGTAACAATCAGCAATCGCTTCATCGCGCGAAGGAATATCCGGCGCGTTTGATCCGTTTAACAGGTTGATGTAGTTAGTTATGTTTTTCAACACTGTGGTCCCCATCATCCTGAACACCAAATTACGATAGGCTGCAGCGCGACGCGGATCGTCACAATGGCGTATAATTAGGATATATTTATTCACCAGACCGATTCGGTATTTGAACGCCTGGCGAAACATTTGACCCTCGACCGTCCTTCTCATAAGCCCTGCTATTTTTTCATCATGGCCTTACCCTCAGCGCGAACAGCAGCCAATTTGGCGGCACGCTCGGGGGCGATCTCCTTTTTGAAATGCTCGTGTGAACGGCGTTTCAGTGATTCCTGCTTCTGTTCCTTAGACATAGCGCGGAACCTACCAAAGTATATGCCGCTCAAATCTGCCGGGGCTTCCTTGGGGACCTCTTCACGTATATGCCCACAATGAGGGCACGGCGATTGCTTGCAATACGGCTGGCCGTCACGCATAACAAAGCTAACCGATGAATAGTAGTCACGCTGGTCGTAGCGCGGACACTCGGGGTTCTTGCAAACGAATTCCATAGGGCGTATTTATTGACGGCTGCCGTACAACGCAATCAGCATTGCGTCACAGGTGGCCAGTGTTACATTGAACGTAGGGAATAGCTGTTGGGCCTTGGCTTTGAGTTTGTTCTTCCACTCGGTTTTAGACATCGTTTTGCCGCGCCCGCCCAATTGAAACTCCTTCTGCCACTTTTGGGGAGTAACGGTTTCCGTAGGTATTCGACACGCCAAGAGAGCCATCTCCAAGTGTCCATATCCACGGCCAAAGTTAAACATAGCGTTGGCGCCGTTACCCGGTATGCCGCCGACCTTCTCCAAATAGCACTTGGAGTTCAACGAATGGAGTTTCAAAAACGCCAAAAGGTCGGTCGGAGTTTCAGGCATTTTGATAGCCATGATGAGACGCCCCTGGGTGATGGAGTAAACCCCGATGCCGCCAGCGGCTCCGGGGTCAATACCGATTATGAGTCGGTCCTTGTAGTAGGTTGTGACGGAAGGTTTCATCGTTATATCTTATTTTTGAACTATAAGATAATAACGTTGTAATCAAACGTACCTTGACACTTTGTCTATCTTCCTCACTGTGAGTTTGTTCTTCGCCGAAAAGTCGGCCGATACGTTCTGCGTAATCATCATCGACGTTATGCCCACATTTTCGAGCGTCCGGATGATGTGTTCCTGACCCAGGGAGTCGATGCCGTGGAACGCTTCATCCAGCAGTATCATGTCCAACCCGCGGCCATCGGTAGCCATATTAATCAACCGATTCAACCCTATCAGCGACGCCAACGCTACACGCCCGCGCTCAGCGCCGGAGTGAATACCGTACACGTCGGCGTTCAGGCCGTCTGACTGGATGTACACGTCAATCTTATCACGCACGTTACCGTCCTTGGTCATGGTAAAGCCGTTAATCAGAACCGTTACATCCATGCCGAACTTTTCCAGGTAGATATTCGTCACGCCCTCCAATACTTTCAACGCTTTGTTAGCGAGATACGTAGTGAACCCGTTCTTACCCATGTGGAAGTCCCAGAAGGACAGTGACTCGGTTAGGTAACGAAAGTCCGCTAATTCGGCCTTGGCGGCCTTAATTTCAGCCTTCACGGTTTTGATCTTAGCCTCGGCAGCCTTTACCGATGTGTCGTTGTCGGCGGCTCGCTTGGATTCTTCAATACGTTTCGCCAAATCAGCCTGGCGGCGTTCAGTTTCATCCATCTGACGCTTCAGGCGATCGGCGCGCTCACGAATAGCCGTCATGTTGCGTTTCACGCGGGTGAGTTCAGCCGACACCTGTTCATAGTCGCGCTGTTTTTCTTCGAGGTCTTCCAACGCTTTTTCAGCCTTCTTAACCCCCGCTGCCATCTGTTCGTCGTCACGCTCACGCTGGGCGATGATACGACGTATCTGGTCAGGAGTGAGATCGAGTTCGCTGTTGGGGATAAACTGCTCGCCGCACTTGGGGCACGAGATAACGCCTTCCAACGCCAATTCTAACTCTTCCTTTGCGCGGCGGTTCTTCTTGCGTGCTTTGCGGGCGGCGTCGATCTTCTCCTCGGCTGCGGCGATATCTTCCTCAAAGTTCGGCGCCGCTTCCAGTTGACGTTCAAACTGACCGCGCTTCGCCTTTTCAGCCTCGAATTCTTCACGAATGGCCTTGGCTTGAAGACCGAGCGCAGCGGCGTCCTTAATGTACCCTTCCAACAGCCCAGTCATTCCGGCGATGTTGGCCGCTGCCGACGTGTTGGCCTTCAACTCAGCGAGGTTCTCTTCAAGGGTTTCACGGCGTGTGTCCAACGTCAAAATCTTGGTTTCATACTCTGCGACACGATCAGTCGCGGCCTTGTAGTCAGCCTTGATGGCGTCGAGTACAGGTTGGAGCATATCGGCGTTGGTGATACGGTTCAGAATCTCCTTTTTGGTAGTATCGGGTGCGGTCAGAAAGTTGTACTGACGGTCCTGGCTGATAATGTAGTAGCGGAGGAGGTCCTCACGGCTCAGTCCCAGCAACTCCAATACCCGCTTATCGACCTCGGCCACGGACGTCAACTGGGTGTTCTCACGGTCGTTTTCGAAGAGCGTGGCCTTGGCGCTTCGCTTACGATAAAAGCGACGGCGAATCTCCATGGTCTGGTGAAGAACGTCGTTAGCCAACTGCATCGTCACCCACGCTTCGTCGCTGGAGCGGTTGATGGCCTTATCGCGCGTGATAGGCGTATCACGCGGTAACAAGTCACCCGTAAGCGCCAGCGATATCGCTTCGAATAGCGTCGATTTACCGGAGCCGTTATTCAGCGAACCGCGGTCGGTCTGGTTATCGCCAAATATCACCGTACATTCGCCACGCTTGAATACTACCTCGGCTCGGTCACGAAATGCGAACAAGCCGCCAAATTCTATTTTTACAGGATACCACATATCACAGTTCTTTAAGCATCGCCAGGCCCTCCTTCATACGCTCGCCGCGTATGTCGCGTTCCTTGCAGAATTCCATGAAATTCTTAACGATGGTGGATTTACGGAACGTTACAATCTTCTCAGGGTCGGCCGCCGTAGCCATAGCCGCGGCGGTTTCATCGGCTTGAAACTTGATTTCGATACCCGCAGCCGAAAACTCCGAGGCGTTGAGTTTTTCGCAATCGGCTTTAGAACCCGTTACGACGATTCTGACGCGGTCATAATCTTCGCCAGAGTACTTATCCATGAGATTACGCAAAGTCGCTGTATCGGTCGCTGAGACCGTTTCACGGACATACCGCGGAAAGCGTAACGGGCGGTGTTCCCACGTGCCGTCGTCATACACGATGGTCACACCCTTGTCGTCGGGCGTTTCGCCAAAGTTGTTCTGGCACATCGAACCCAGATAGTGGACCTTTTCGCCCACGTCCGAGACGTTGTGGTAGTGACCCACGAACACCGCGTCGTAGTTGCGGAACATATCCGGGCGGATGTCACTTTCAACCTGCGTACCGTCGTTATTACGAACACCCTCCACAGCCACGTGCGTTATCATGAACCGCGGCCCGTCAAACGTTTCACGTTCCAAACCGTTATCGACGGCCAGTTTCTCCTCTAACCACTTGGCGTCGCCATAGTAGGGTATCAACACGAACGACACCCCATTCCACACAAACTCCGACGCTTGGCTTACAACCGTAGCCGCTCCCGGACACACACTGAGGTAGCTGCGGTCGGAGTTCGGGTCAGTCTTATCGTGGTTGCCGGGAATAACCGCGATTTCCAGTCCACGCGCTTCAGCGTCTTCGGTAATTTCACGCCAAGCGTCGAGGACTTCCAAAGGTTGTGCCGAGCGGGACGTGAATACGTCACCGCCCAGAATCACAATCTTACAACCTATTTCTTCAGCCAGCGCAAACGTCTGGTTGAATAAATCCCGTACCACCGTCACGTTGTCTTTCGACAAGTGAGGGTCGAAACCTAAGATGGCCACGGGACTTTTGTTCGATTTCCGTTTCATTTTGTAAAGTTTACCAAGATAAACGTTGGCTAATTGTCGGAAACGACTTCTGCCTCCTCCGCCATCTTGCTTCGCCACTCACGGAGGTCCTTATGGCGATTAGCAGCAATCACTTTTTCCAGTGCCGAAATTAACGGGTTCTGGTCATAGTACAACTGATAGAATTCGCGGTCCGATTTCCAACGCAGTTTACCATTCAGGGCCGAGTACACGGTTTTGGACGGCTTCTGGATAATACCACGTTCAACGCCGTACTCGATGTCTTCCTCGGAAAGGATAATGCCGTACCCAAGCAGAATACGGATGTAGGTCTTTTGGCGTGAACCGAAGTCGTTCTTGATGACCTTCACTTCGGATATCTGCGCCACCTCCACGTCGTCGATCTTCTTCATCTCGGTAACGCGCATTTGGAGACGAAGCGTAGGCATGAGTTCTACCCACTCGCCGCCCGTACTTTTGCGTGACGTCACACCTCTCACATTTTGCTCGTACTGGTGGTTGAGGATGACGAAATGGATGATGTTGGTGTAGCACAACCCGACCAACCCCTTAGCGAACATCTTGGCCGATTTAGCGAACGCCATCATCTTGGGTTCTTGTAACTGTTCCAGTTCTTCACCCTTGGCGGCGGCCTTATCCATGTTATCGACGTTGGCGCGGAGGGCGTCATACTCGGCCTTAGAAAGCGTTGCGCCAAGCGAGTCCCAAAGGAAGAAGAACCGGGGCTTTTCTTTGATACCCGCCTCGGCGAACAGCGCGTGAGCGTCCTTTACGAACTTACTAACGCGCACGAACATCTGCTCGACGTAGTGAATTTTGATGATAGCCACGCGAGAAATGTCCACGCCCAGCTGGATGGCGTAGTCCTTGTTGTCGCGGTTTTCCGACGAAAGGATACACGCCAACCCGGTATCGGGATTCTCGGCCAGAAAGTATTTCATGGCCTCCAGACCCTCGGTAGTCTTACCACTGCGACTGCGACCCGCAATCTCGATGATACCCGTCGGAAGGCCATAGGTGCGCAAGTTCCAGTTCAATTCCGGGCTGCCGGTATAAGCCCACGATTTGATCTCCGAAAAGCCGTCTTTCTTCTTGAAAGTGATGACGTCTTCAGAGTTGAACCTGGCGGCGAGTTTTGATAAAATTGATGATGTTTTAGCCATGATAAGTTTTAGTTAAAAAAACTAAACAACTAGTAAGCCAGCCAGCAGCGGGAAAATAATGGAAACGCAGGAACTATTTCTTG